GTATAACTTATTAAAGTTAAGTTCCATTTTGGCAGACGAATGACTCGTAAACTCCTTGCTGAGTAACTGCTGAGTTTTTGCGTAGTGTTTCCAAGATACTTTATTAAGTGCTGTACCGGGGATAAAAGGAGACAGTTGGTGAAAATCATCCGATCCCGGCTTTTGTTGGCTTTCATGCTCTTCGCTATCGCCTAATTCCAGTGTGTCAAAAACTAAACTAGGGTCATCGATTGGCTCTGGGTATATATAAATTGCATCACTGGGCTCAATATAACTCCATACCGACACAAGCCCAAAAGGAAAAGAGCTATAAATTTGGACTTTTTCGAAGCAATAACGCCCACGTTTGTCTAAGTTTAACGAAATATGCGTATTTACTACTTCGTTATTACCGACATCAATGAGCTGTGATTTTGTATTTTTATATCCAAGCGCAACACCTTGACACGCGCTCTTAGCTTTTATAGAAAAATGAGCGCTTGGTTGATTGGGTGCATAGCATGGCATTACGTGATTAAACTTTACACTGATACCACGTAGATTTTTATAACCCGTTAAAATGGCGAACACTAATAAAACAACCATAAGGTACGCCATCGCTAAAATAAGGTTGTTTTGATAATTAATACCCATCACAAAATTTAACAGTGCCACAAATAAAAATTTAGCTCCTAAGCGCGATGGCAAAACGTAAATTGTATTATGACGCAGTGTAATCTCGTTTGTTTTATGCTTATTTTTTAATAACTTATTTATAAAAAAGTGCGTAAAACGAGTTACAAAAGTAGGGCGCTTAAGCATCTTTTACAAGCTAACAGGAACATGTTTTAGTGCATAAGCACTGTCATCTTTATTCAACCCAAGACGATGATCGGTCACACTTGCAAACACCGCTTGAACGTCTTCAGGTAAAACAAAATTACGTCCTTCAATGTAGGCCCATGCTTTAGCTGCACGAGAAAGCGCAATAGATGCTCTTGGCGATAAAGGATTAACAAAGTGCTTGTCTTGGCGAGTAAATGCAACTAACTCTAAAATATAATCAACAACGGCATTGCTGAGTGTGACCTGAGTAATTTCTGTTTGAATAATAGAGAGTTGCTCAGTTGTTATACGCACGGGTAAATCGTCGTAGTTACGATTATTTAAACCCAAAATTAAATTTTTCTCAGCCTGTTTATCAGGAAACCCTAAACTAATTCGCATAAAAAAGCGGTCTAACTGTGACTCAGGTAAAGGATATGTACCAGACTGATTTACTGGGTTTTGTGTAGCAATCACAAAAAAAGGCGATGGCAGGGCGTGTTTAACAGAGTCGACCGTGACTTGCTTTTCTTCCATTGCTTCTAACAGAGCGCTTTGTGTTTTAGGACCCGCGCGATTTATTTCATCTGCAAGGACAACTTGGCTAAAAACAGGCCCTTGATGAAATGAAAAAGTGTGTTCTTTGGTATCAAATATATTTGTTCCTAATATATCTGACGGAAGTAAGTCACTGGTAAATTGAATGCGTTGATACGATAAACCTAAAACCGCCGCAAGTGCATGCGATAAAGTGGTTTTACCCATACCTGGTAAGTCTTCAATTAACAAATGACCTTGGCTGAATAAACAGGCTAATGCCAACTTAATTTGTTGTTGCTTACCAAATATTACAGTCGATAGGTCATCTATAACGCGTTCAATAGTCGAATTCATAAACTTCTTAATTTGTTATGGTTTACATCAATTCTAGACGTTTCATAACAGTATCGACTTTTTTTGCGTTAAATGGTTTAGCAATAAAACCTTTCGCGCCAAGTTCCCACGTGTTTTGTACATTTTCGAGACTGTTGTGGCCAGAGCACATAACAACATGTGTGTGTGGGTAGTTGTCGTTTAAGTATTCTAAAATCTCTGTGCCGTCTGTGTTGGGGAGCTCTATATCGAGAAAGATGACGTTAGGCGATTTTTCTTCAATAACTGTTTTAGCTGATTCAAAATCTCGGCTTTCTAAAATATCTTCAAAGCCAAGGCCTGTTAATATCTGATTGAGATAGTCTCTGATATCTTGCATATCATCAATTATCAAAATGGGTTCTAACGGTTTCACAAATTCCATATTGTTTACATCTTATCGTTACATCTTAGTTTGATAGTTTTAATATATGCCATGCAATACCTAAGCTCAAGAAACAGTCGATAATTAAATGGATTATATAGCAAAACACTCACCTAATGTCCGATACCGTCTATTGTATATAGTTATGGACAAAGTGTATAAAGTGTATATAACCCTCTAATTTACAGTGATATGAATCGCCCCGTGTTTGCCAGAGACTCAATAACTTGAGAAACTGGAACTATGAAAGTTTCAACAAAGTAATTATACAAGCTAGGATAAAATAATTTAAAAGATCGATAAGTGGCTAGTTTGTAAATTAGCAAATTTGCTTCCTAATATTTGCGAGAGTTATGGCCTGACATATTGTGAGCTGAATGAAACTTTCAGCTTGATAAGCTCATTCGATTATCGAAGATAATTTCTTAAAGGAATAGATAATGAAAGAATCAACTAGAGAGAAAATTTTAGATTTTATTATATCAAATAACGGCTCTTTTGATTTTGCAAACAACAGGGATGAAGGGATTATTCCATTCTTAAATGAAATTTGGAACTTGAAAGAAATGCCTTCTGAGGACCATAGGTTTAGTAATGCTGAAGGGGATATAATTCAACATACAATCAATAATGATGATTGGGACTTATATGAGTTATTTAAAAATCGATTAAAGATTCTCAAAGACGTAGAAAAGTTTATAAAATTCATCGAAATCTTTTTACATCCTAAATATCAAGGAAATAGCAAACATACATACTATTTAATCGATAAAATTTCGGATTTATTAAAATCAGATAATTTGACTCTTGCAACGATAAGCTATGATGGTGATTATCCTATTATAGAGGTTTCTAAATTACAAACTTTGGACAGACCTAGCGATGTCCCAAAAAATAACATCCCATTTTTTGTAGTGCCTTATCCTAATTTGAATCTAAACCGATATATAAGTCGTTTAGAAGTTGATAATGATAAACCGAAAAAATATTTTTTACTCATTGCTGATAATTGGAATGATAACTTTAGGTTTCATACCTCTTTTATGTTAGTTTTTTTTGATAATGGAACCAAAAAAAGTTTAGGCGCTCTAAAAATTGCTACTAACAAGAGTAATGATACTTCGGTAGTAATTCCTGAGCAGTTTTACTACTTGGAAGAAGGGTATGTTTCACTAGGACAAGAAAAAAAATACTATAATAATTTAGCAAATGTTTTTGGTAAAAATATATTATCTGTTCTTTATGCATTAAAAGATTCTGCATTTTTTACAGAGATTTCTGAAGAATTTGAAAACAAAGATATTTTCAAATTCTCTTTAATTAGAGAAGATGATGCTGAAAGGTTACATAGAGTCGCAAGACCTATGGTTGATGGTGCAGATATGGATAACCTTTACTCATTTACATACGACTTTCTTCCCAAGTATGCGAAAGCAAGTGTAGACATTCCATTTTTATTCTCAACAGATAACGTTATACCAAAACGTATGATCACATTGATAGGTAGGAATGGAGTAGGGAAAACCCAACTACTAACAACATTGCCATTAGAAATAGCTCAAGAAAACAATTCTCGGTTCCAACCGCAGAAGCCTGTGTATAGTAAAATCATAGCTGTTTCGTATAGTACATTTGATAACTTCGAATTACCTAAAAAAACTTCTAATTTCAACTATATATATTGCGGTTTAAGAGATGAAAATGGTGATTTGAGAAGTAAGCAAGGCCAGCTTCAAAAGTTTCATCATACATGGAAAAGGATAACTAATTTAGGTAGACTTGAGAAGTGGAAGAAAATCATCTCTAATTTTCTTGAAGAAGAGCTCATTGATTTATTTATTAAAATTGATCCAGAAAATAAAGAAAAATTATTTTTTGATTTAGTAGGTTTTAGAGAAGCTAGAGAGTCCCTAAGCTCAGGTCAATCTATCGTTTTATATGTTGTGTCTGAAATAGTTGCGAATATTAGATTAGACAGCTTCTTACTGTTTGATGAACCTGAAACACACCTTCACCCAAATGCAATAAGTCAGCTTATGAATGGGATTTCTGACCTTATCGAAGAATTCGAATCATATTGTGTAATTGCAACTCATTCCCCAATAATAATTCAAGAAATGTTTGCTAGAGATGTATTAGTTTTAACAAGGTCAGAAAAGCTTCTTTCGGTTTCCAACATTGGTGTTGAATCGTTTGGAGAGAACTTATCAATAATAACTGAAGAGGTATTTGGAAATAGGGCTATTCCAAAGAGTTATGAGGCAACAATAAAAAAATTAGTTAGACGCTATCGAACTTACGATAGGGTAATTGAAATAATGAAAGAAGATAGCTTACCTTTAAGTTTAAATGTTCGTTTATACCTTCAGAGCTTGGTGGAATCTAATGTTAAAAATTAAAAGTAGTGAAGAAGATTCATTTTCTTTTTATCAGGAAATTGTTAAATCAAAAAGAAATACACCAAATAAGCCTGATATCAAAGAACAATTAGAAGCTATAAAAGATAGCCAGGCTTTGCATTATGAAGAATTCGATAAAGCATTTCAGCTTAATTCACTTGAAACTATAAATGAAAAAAAGAATCCCGAAGTAGTAAAAGCATACTTACAGTCTTTGTATAATTATAGACATACAAAGATTCAGGCTCTAAAAAATAGCTTAACAAAGCATCCTTACTATAAAGAACACATTTTAAACACATGTCAAAATTGTACCATAAACGAAGTTGATTCAATGGACCACATACTTGGGCAAACTTCATATTCCGAGCTATCAGTTCATCCAAAAAACCTTTTCCCATGTTGTACAGCTTGTAATAGAAAGAAGTCAGACTCTTTTACTGATGATGATGGTAACAGGCTTTTTTTAAACCTTTTTTTAGACGAGCTACCAGAATCGCAGTATCTAAAAGTTTCTTTTGATTTAAATTGGATGCCCACATTTCATCTTATAAAACCTAATGATATAACTGATAATTTCTTTAATTTGATTTCAAGTCATTACGAAAAGCTAGACTTACTTGCTAGGTTTAGTAGAAATAGCAGTGACATTATAAGTTCTCTTAGAGCAGTAATTAGATCATATAAAGATACTGATATAAATATTGAAGATAAAATTAATGAGCAGTGTGATGAAATGGGAATGTTTTTAGGATACAACCACCGTAAAGTGGTGATTTATCGTGAGCTTGCTTCATCTGAAGATTTTATCAAACAATGCTTTGCTTAAATATATTTTCACGAAACATATCTAAGATATTCAATTTCCACCTAATGTCCGATACCGTCTAGTATTGGACTTAGTATCACTGAAGGCAGCGCTCAGATAGATACAAACCATTACTTCCTATAATTTATATTATGTTAAATTGCATTATTCCCGTCATATTGTCGCCAATTCCCCGTTCAATGTTATGGTGATTCTCATGAGAACTCAGAATGACCTCTTATTCTGATATAGAAACTTTATTATAAGTTGAAATGTATTCTTCATTATGGAATATTTCAGCCCAGTTGTAAGGGGTTGTTCATTTCTAGAATTATGGAGGTATGGAGATTTTCGCCCTCGTGTTTTGGAAAAGCCCGTAAATACTGACCTTCGCCAATCCCAAGCCGAAAATTCATGATTTTTGAATTACGCTTGTTTTTAGACTCTAACCGTTCAAACTGACTCATTATCTGATCATTCCTGCTCATTTTACGTTTAGAATTAGATCATTTCTGATCGTTTAACTTTTCTTTAAACGCACTTTAAACGCCATTTAAACGCTCTTTAAATATTCTCAGCGAGCAATCTTTAAATCTTTTCTGCTGCTACAACTGTATTAAAGTTTGGTCCCAGTTCAATTGTGATCATAAAGCCCTGGTACGTCATTCTAATTTTGTTATCTATATATGTGTACGCATTTGGTTTTTGAATAGCGTTCATTAGCTGATGGATTTGTTCAATTGTAAGTTGGCCAGCTAACAGCTTTTCAATTTGCGAGCTGCTAATCGTAACAGCGCTACTATATATAGGTGCATTTTTTCGTGACAGTTCATTTAAGAAAAATGCAGGCAAGTGCCCTAACGTAAATTCTTGGCCATCGGCCACTGGCTTTTTAAGTGCTAACTGAGCTGCTTTTAAGTTTACCTGCTTTTTATAAAACTGCTGCGACTTCAAAACAGCTTCATTAAATTGTGGTACCGCTAATTGCTGCAGTTCTTTCGATAACTTTACCACTGACTTACCAGCAGCAATGTCTGCACCTAACCATGCTTTACCAGGATTATAGTCCCAACCTAGATCTATGCCAGGTAACTTATCAAGTTCTTCACCCGTTGATGCATCAACGACTTTAAATGACTCCATGAACTTATTAACAGACTCTGGTTTTGTGATTGATAAGCCCATGCGTGCAATATCTCGTTTATTCAGTGAAACCACCTTACAACGGCAGTTATAGCCATTTGGTGGATAATGCGTATCCCAAAACGGATGGTCTACAGGCAGTAAAATATAGTTCCATTTATTGTGATCAGGCCTAACTCGGCTATCACCAGCGGTCAGATAAAGTAAATAAGGTCTACGTTCTTTTAATCGGTTCTGTTGTTCCCAGCGCCCTGCTGCTCGCGCTGTATTTTTGTTGTTCTGGTAAATTACTTGAGTGCGCCAGCCACGCTTACCTTTATAAGACCAACCGTGATCATCAACAATTTTATCAAAGCGTTTTCTAAAGTCCGATATAGTCTCGCCATCACTAATTGCTTTATCTACTGCTGTATATAGCTCATTCAGGATCTCGATTTCTGTTGCACCTGCAACGGTGAAAGCTTTGGCGTGAATTAAGCCCTGTAAGTCTTTATATGACTCACTTGTTAGCTTAATTTTGTCTTGAAAGTGTGAAATGGCTTCCTTGAATTTAACAAGGTCGCCATATTGTGGAGCTGATAGAGCCATTTTAATGCTCTTTTAATGACTGTTGAATGTCTTGAATTTCATTTCGACGCGAGTTATCACGGCTATTACCAAAGAAGAAATTCAATATTGACGCTATAACAGTGCCTAAAACAAACCCTAAAATGGTATCTGCAAAGCGTGTAGAGCTCTCAGGAATAGGCATAAACGTGATAAAGCCTATATATAGAGCCGTCGTAATTGACCAAAACCACGCATAATAATAGATGAAGCGTTTAGAAAACTTATCATCTTGGTTTAGTGCTTGGATCTGCATATTGCGGGCACTCTGGGTGTTTTTAAACGCAAGTTCGTCAAGTTCTTTCTCTCGATTGAGCAATGTGGTCCTTAACTCATGCGCAAATTTTTCAGAGTCTTTAATACGGTTTAAAGCTTCTTCTGGTGAACCTGAACCCGTTAAGGTTTGGGCCATATCAACGACTTTTGAAGCAACTGCTTCACCATTTGTGCCCCCTATCCAGTTACCTATTTTTTTATCTAGGCCAGTTAGCTTAGCAAGGCCAAGTGCAATTGTGATCGGTTCCATTTAAGCCTCCATTGACTCGTAAGGTACGCCACCAATAAGCATTAATTCGATACCTTTGATCCGTTTGAATTGGCGAACTAATGATTTAGCTGTCGTAAAATAACAATCAAGAAATTCCTTTTTCTCATTTAAGTTGGGGTAGCGTTTTTTAGCTTCGCGTTTCCCAAAGATTTTAATAATCTGTTTGATATCTGCCTGTTTATAAATTGAGATATAGCGCTTTCGCCATACTTGTTCTAAACAGTCAGGACGCGTTTCTTCTTTTGTGTGCCATTCACCTTTTATATAGCCATCAATATAAACAGCTAATACAGTGGTAGACTCTGATTTTCTAACACGCTGTATCGATATTTCATGATCGCCCAATTTAAATAAAGCACTACCAAAAATCCCTGAAAGTTCACTTTCAACCTTGTCCCATTGCTCTTTAGAAATAGACATAAGCGCCCCGCTACAGCTTTGCTATATCAAGTGAAATAGCTTGTTCAATGCCTTTCTCGTCCTGCTTGTAAAAGCGGATAAAACGGCATGAATCGATAACACCTACAGACTCTGCAATGATATTCATCGCCTTTTGCCATTTACCGCTTTCATCAGTGATTTCAAGCTTGCGTAACGCAAGGATACGTTGCGGGTTTAATGATCCTTGCTTATCGGTATTAAAGGTTTTACTGACAATGGCTCGTATGTTTTGATTGCCGCCTTCGGTCCATTCATCTAGGCACTCATCAATCAGCTGTTTAGCAAGGGATAGCTCTGGGCCAAGCTCGATACGTTCTTGTGTTTGAATGTTCACGCGCAAAGTGTTGTCAAAAGAACGCAAAGTCGTATTACCTTTTTTACCACCTAAATTAACACCATGTTCTTGCGCTAAAAGCTCTATAAAGTCGTCAGCTTCAGCCATTAATGAACGTTTGAACTCAGATAATTTCTCCTGCATTTCAAGCGCTTTCGCACAAGCTTTTTGTACAAACTCATCTTTGATCAAATCCGTCTGTTTAACGTTAGCAATTGCAACTAAATTGCCTTTACCGTCTTTTAAGTAACCTTCAGGAATATTATTCATCGTCTATCTCCACAGTTTTAGAATTAGCCTCGCTCATACCCGCCATAAACTCATACTGCAGAGCTTGCTCAGCCACTTGTGCTAAAGCAGACTCAGAGATAGTTGGGAATTGTGAGGTTATTTTTTGCTTAAGTTCGTCCAGGTCTTTTGATGCCTGGGCAAAATGCCAAATCTTTTCAATGGTGTCGTTTGAAGCGTGATCGAACACATCAAACTCATCGCTAATTTCAGTACTAGCAGAATCAGACTTCGCAAATTCAGTGCTTTTAGCAGTTGAGGCTATGCCTTGGCCGTCATCTGGTACTTCAAGAATGTCTTCACCTGGTTTAGGTTTTGGAATGCCTAATTCTTTGTACACGTAGTCAGTGCTTACAGGTACCAAGCGTGCAGACTCGCGAACGCGGCTTACCGTATCGGTATTAATTTCGCGCTTATCTTTAAAGATGAATTGCGGCGGCTCGCCACCCTCAAAATTCACAGTGTGAAGGGTATTGATGATCTGATTGCGATAAGAAGCAACAAGCGCTCTATCTGCGCGTTGATTATCGCCAGCGCGTTTTGCATGCGTTTCACTTGCAGCACGTGCGCCGCCGTTCTTTTGCTCTGTGGCCAATGTTTGGCTGGTGAGCGCCTTACTCATTTCAGCATTACAGAAATTAATTAAACGCTCAGGAATTGGTTCACCGGATAACTTACTTTCAAGTACTTCAATACTGGTATCATCAGGTATTGCGGCTATTCCGTCTTGTACTAACTTAGCAAGTCCATTTAAAAGGCTGTCTATATCAGCATCCTTTGCACCAATAGGGTATTTCCCTACAGGGAACGGCACACCAAAGCGTTCACAGAATTGAACAAAGAACTTAAAGCCACCGTGCTTAAACATCCACGGCCAAAAGCAGCTGCTTAGCAGTGCAATACCATACGGGTTTGTTGCACTAGGCATATGACGAACGCACGACCAACGACGCGGATCTACTTCTTCGCCTTGCGGGTTTTCTCTTGTTTTAACAAGCAGCTCGTGATCACTATTAAATGCAAAGCGGCTATTACGCCATGTTTCAACGTATTCAGGCTGCCACGTACCATCACGTTTAATAAACTTGCCCAAATGCGTCACACTGAAACCATGTAAAATAGCACTGTAGTTGTGCCAATCCATATCGGCCCACTCTGTATGCTTGCACGGTTTACGCTTAAAAAACTGTTTTGCTAACTCGTAGCTTTTCATACTGGCCGCATCGGTTCCGCCAGGAACTAACTCAGTATTAAAGCTATATAAACCGCTACGTAATGAGCGCAATTCACCAATAATGTGCGCGTCACGGGCTATTTCTTCATAAATAGCTGTGTTTTTACCTGCTTTACGTAAAATCGGGTCAGGGTTTGGGAGCTCTGTGATCAACGATGAAAAGCCAGGGTCCAATTGATTTTGTTCAAACATACGAACAAGGGCACCATAAGCCCGTGAATTAATGCGTGGCTTAGACTTAAACATGATAGCCCCCTATTTGTTTGGTTACTTTGCGGCTTCGGACTCTAGGCATCCCGCCTGAACCGGTGCTTGATATCATCCATAAAATGGCTAAGGCACAACTCAAGTCGTAGTGATGTATTGTTTGTTTTTCTGGCCAGTTTTCGAGTTCGTCGAGCAATAAAGGGCAGCGTGAATGAAAGGCTATTTGTGCAGGTGTATTGGTTACATAGGTTTCGAGTGAGCCTATGCGTTCTTCAGCTGGTAATGTGGCCGTAACACCACGTAACGGCAGTGCAATGCCCTGCTCTAACCCTTTGCTGATAAACTCGCTGCGCATAAAATCAAAGGCGTTGTTATTCTCAAAGCCCCACACTAAGCAGTTATATTCTTTTTGAGCGCGAATTATGTCGTTAAGTAAACGGCTAGTACCGCGCACTTTGCGGCTTTCATATTCAACGTGTAACTTTTGTAGGTCTTTTGAATAAAAGCCAACAAGTATCGCGCTTGGATCAGACTTTTCTGTTTTACCCATACTTGGGTCGCATGCACCGTATGGTACCCAATCGTGTAAACGGTCAACCCAAAAATCAAACTGGTAAAAAATCGCTTCTTCATCGCTTTTAGCAATACCTTGCATTTCGCGGTTGAATTCTCGCTTGTTCGCAGCCCACATACACATTAAATCGTATAGTGTACGTACACTTGGCCAACTGGTTTTAGCGCCCTTAAGCATTTGGCGTTTATTCTTGATCCAAAACTTAAACGAAGGCTTATCTTCAGTGGCAACAGCAACACCTTTAGCCGCTTCGCGTTTTTCAAAGCGTTTATCATCATGAACCATGAGGTCGCGACATTGCTCCCATAAGTCCATGCGCTCAGGCATTTGTTTAATTGCTTTAAAGCGGTGAACAATGTGCCCTGGTGCTTCTTCAGCACGGCTAATTGGGTCATCGTTATTAAGAACGGTGTTCACACCTAAGAATTTTACGGTACCATCTGGTGGGCCTAAGTACTGCACCGCAGCTTCAAGGAATCGCCAGCGGTTCTCACGCTCTGTGGGTGACTTGGCTTCGGCATCGGTAATGATATCGTCAGAAAGTAACAGCTTAGGACGGCTTGCACCGTGGAACGTCCCCCGAACCGACTGCTCAGCACCACGACTTTCAAAACGCACACCTTGGGCCGTTACAAACTCGCCTAACTTCCATACTGGCGATTTTTCGCATATTTCAGGAAAGTCTAAGGCTAAGTTGTTATTGTTCAACAACTCCGTTTTAACGACTTCAAGGGTCTTGGTTGGCATTTTGGTTTCAGCACCAAACAAGATCACAAAATCAATAAAGAGAGGTGGCTTTTCTAAGCCAAGTTCTTGGCGTACCTCTGCATCTTGAAGCAGTGCCAATACAGACACATACACAGGGGCGATTTTTACGCTAAGTGTACTTTTACCCTCGCCACGTGGAGCAACAAACCAGTTCTTCCAACCGTTTTTAAGTTTTAATGCTTCTGGTAGCCAACTATTAAAATAAGCCTGAAACTCAGATGGTTTCTGCCCATCATCTAGCCACATATGGTGTGGGAAATAGGTATATACAAAAAACTCAAAATCACCGCTTAAAACACGTTTTCTGCGCTCTCTAATAGCTTCAGGACTTGGATCAATATGACGTTCTTTAGCTTCGATATCGCGGCGTAATGCACTGGTTACTTGCTCTATCTCTGCTAAAAAATCACGTGTATTTAAATCGGCCATTAGTCGCTTAACTCCTTATCGAGCTGAGGACCAAATGCAGTAAGAATTTCGACTAATTGCGGTGCATAGTCAGGGTGATGTTTTGAAACAAATTTAGCTAAAATCTTGATAACTTCAGCAGCAACAGTGCGTTTTTCTAAGCGTTTATTGCCGCCAGATACTTTCATTACTTTGCTCATCATATCAGTGAGTGAGCTAAGTACTTTAGTGCGCTGCTCTAATGGAAGTGCTAAACCTTCTTCAGATTTTAAAAGCTCAAAGGTTTCGTTTACTTGAATAGTAAACTCTTCGATAAAGTCGGTTGTAAACTCACCTGCAGCACCCTCACTACGACGGCTTGCCGCACGAGCAAGATCCCAATCATCGCCCTGGTCTTTCGCTTCCATCTTCCAGCGTCGGGCTGTGCCATCTGCAACACTATGCTTTACTGCTGCAACACTTAAAGCAAGCAGTTCGTTTACATAGCTGTGACGTAAAGCGTTTTTCTTTTCTGCTGGGTGTGCCATTAGTTAAACATCCCACTTTTAACAGCGTAAGCAATTAGAGAAACAGCTAACCCCGCAGAGCCGCCCATTGCAGCCACTTTTACACGTTGGTTTGTGAGCTTTTCTTCTACTTTTGTTAAACGCTCAGCATGGGTCTTAAGCGCTTCAGCTTGGCGCTGCTCACTTTTTTCGATATCTATTTTTAAGCTATCAGTGATCTGCTTTTGACGGGCTTCACTCTTTTCTATGCTGTGGTGAATATCCGCCTTGATACTTCTTAGGTCGTCTAGAATAGCCGTTTGGCTTCCTTGAATTTCACCGATTGCTTGAAATAGCTGGTTCTCTTGTTCTGGTGTCATAGGGTGTCCTTACGGGTAAAAAACTTTAATGCCGATCCACGTAGGTGTGCGAACGTCGAAATGGAACCAACCCACATCGCCCTCGATGGCTGTGATGTAAGGAAATTCTTCAGGGTGAGCTAATACGTAATCACGTACCTGCTGAGCGGTGTAGTTTTCAAAACTACAATCAAAGGCTTTGCCTAGTTTGTGTTGGCTGCGCTTTGCGCCAATTGGACAGTCTAACGGTCTGTAACCACGTAAGTGGTTAGCACCACCCCATAGCCAGTTATTTACTGTGCATGGGCCAAACTTATCACGCAGCTTTTGCAGCATGCGTAAGGCTCTTTCATCAAAGAGATTGATAAGAAAAAGGGGATCGTCTTTAAATAAATTAAAGATTTCTTCAGGCACTATTTCCTGAAATAAGAAACTAGGTGCAGTTGGGACTTTAACTCTTATTTTGGCCGCCATGTTGAGTCCTCAGATTAGTTAATCGTTGTTTAATTAGGACGTAACAGGCAGGCAAACGAGTTTTCCGCGTTGGCTTTTGGTTAGCTGGGTTTAATAGCTCTTTTACGCGTGTGCGTAGTGCTGGCAAATCTTTTAACGGGCAACGGCGTGATATAGCGATTTGCTCGTTTTTAGACTTGGCCGACACAATAAGCTGAGCTAATAACTCAATAAATGGCGCATGCACTGTTTTTGTCATGCGATAAGTAAATCAATTTAGAGGGGGGCATTCCGCTGTAAAGTTGTTTTCAGCGTTGTATTTTGCGGGTGTCTTATTAGGTTAAAATGAAAAGGCTTGCCATTACAATAGGGGCAAGCCAATTAATTTAAATTAGGTTTAAACATGGTTTAAATACAATTAGAGTTGTTTGATACTGGCGTCCCAGTCACTGTAATCCGTATCGATAAAATCACTAGGTGAGCGGGTTACTTTAAGTTGTACTTGAATCTCTTCTTTACCACTTACTAATACCCCTAATGAAACCTCATTGTCTGCATAGTCACCTGCGAACATATCGCTTAAAAGCTCTTCAATGTTATCAACCGCTTTTTCTGCTATTTCTCTTGCTCCACTCATTTCTTACCCTTAATTTCTCTAAACGCTTCGTGATATTCGGCCATTAACCCTGTTGTTGTTAGGCCAAATAACTTGCGTTGGTTTATGTAGCGGTTTAATAGGTTTAAACCAAATTCAAGTTGCCACTGCTTTGGCTTTTTTCCTCCACTGAGTTGCAAAGCAGTGAGCAACACAAAGTTATTGTTTTGCATGACCAAGCGAAGGCGGTACTTGAGCGCGTACTTCGTCCTGTGTCGCTATCTTGAAAAAACCAGCACCACAATGCCAACAGGTAGACAATGTGTCCCATATAACACCTTTTGGTGGTTGTAAGGTTCTAAGCTCCTTACTGCAGCACGGGCATTTAAATGTTATAACAGGGGTACCAAGAGCCGATGCCTCGCTAAAATACTGCTCAGCTTCATTTTTCAAATCAGAAATAGATTCCATGATGATCCCCTATAAACTTAAATTTAACTGTGTTTCGCCTACACGTTCTTGTTGATACGTGCTGTAAATACTGCTTACTTGCTGGCGCGTGATCTTAAAACGTTTTACCAGCTGCTGAATGCTGCAGGTTTTATTATCAAGCGCGTAGCAAATCTCTTGGTTGCGAATTTGCTGAAGTACTTTATGCAGCATTGGCATCTGGTAATGCTTGTTTTCGTATTCATCAACCAGGGCTTGTACTAACTCAATACCAAAAATCTTAACGGCCTCATGGTTAGCTGTTGGCTTACGCGGTATATAAAACATTTGGCCCTGGTGTTCAGTAAGTAGCGCGATTGTTTTATCGACACCTAGAATTTCAACAAGCTTGCGCAAGCCATAAGGCAATGCGCGTAAATCTAACTCAGGTTTGTTCATGACTGTTCATCCCATAAGTATTCAAGGCCGTATTCTCGATCGATTGCGCGCTGTTGATGGTACGCTTCAACATCACGGCGAATACGGCACTTACGTTTGTCTTCAGCTTTAACTGGGCGCTTACTATCCATCTCGCTATAAGGCTGTTTACGCGGGTTGATAGTGAAGTTCTGATAGTCTCGGTAATTAGCCATTTAAGCCCCCTGCTTTGCTTTGTGGCGTGCTAACCATTGTTTAAGTACTTCAATGATGTGTGGCCATTGCTGGGCGCTTTGATACAGCTTTTTACCTTGTAAGTGGTTTTCACAAAACGATTCACACGCGCTTTTAGAGTCAACGTTAACTGCACCGGCTCTGTGTAATTGCCCCCACAGGCTATAAATCATTTTAAGCTGTGGTGGTAATTGCTTTTTGCCTGCGTTTGGGTTCATTGCGCGGTAACGAGCAAGCAGCTGCTGTTGTTCGAGCTTTGTTAAACCAGTGCATGTGTTAGTGCGTTGGTTAGAAATATACGCAACATTAAGTTGGTGGGTATCTTGATCGATACCCGCATCCTTTTGCGCAATTTTGATTTGTTGGATCAAATTACTCACGCGCTTTCCTCCAACATTTGAATTTCAAAGTGAGGTGATGCCTCTAACGAGATAATCTTAATTCCCCAGTCTTTCATGCCTTCAGTAAAAATAAGCGGGAACTCGCGGCAAATTGTGTTAAAGCGGCGCGCGGTATGCGCTGGGCCATTCACCTCATGAACATGGTGAATGCTAAAAAGCTTATCTGCAGCCAGTGTGGCAAAGGCCGCTTTAATGTTGCCGTTGCATTTGTCGATTAGCTCACCTTGTGGGTCTTTCTTAGCTAAAAGAGCAAGCATTACTGCATTAGTCACTAAAGAGCTAAACGCAAGCTCAGCTGAATAACGCGGTGTGTTTAATTTGATTGAAAATGCCATGATTTAATCCTTCTTTAAATGGTGTTTAACTAACGTTTAAACTGCTGGTTTGTTTAGTACTGAACTGAAAATGCCATTGATAAGTAACTTATCGATCGCAACATCTGGTTTTTTGGCGGCATGGTTTAAAACATGCGGTAATAGGTTTTCAACTAACTCTCGGGCATTGCCTTCAACACGCTTGTGAAGCCATTGCCACCAAGCTGCATCGTCACTTGCAAGCTTTATTGTTCCTTCGGTTAGCTCAATGAACAGGGTTTGAATATCTTCAACCGTTACTTGCCCGATTGGTTTTGGCCAAAAGCACACACGGCTTGCAATGAGTTCGTAGCGTTCTTGTGTTTGAAGTTTGTCGACTAATTGAATATTGCCTACCAGCGTTACACCAACAATGGCTTGGTCACTGATCGTACGTAACGGGTCAAGCGCATTAGGTTTGCACTTATCGGCTTCGTCTAAGATGATCAGGCGGTCTGTATCACGCAGCGCCATAATAATCTTTTGCATGTTTTTGTATGCGCTTGGGCAACGTGACAAGCCTAATGCCAGGATTAATTGATCAAGCACTTGTGTACTGCTGGTTTGTTCACTGCCGGCAATTAAAATGGCTTCTTTGTTATTGCGGCAATACTCGCTAATACCTTTTGTTTTACCTAAACCAGCTTGGCCAGCAAACACACTAAAGCGGCGGCGTTGCCTTGCTTGGTCGCAAGCCATCGCAATAAGCTTAGATGTACTAGTAGGAATAAACGGCACCTTGCCGTAAACAATACTGACCTGCTTACGTTCTTCAGGCTCTGCTATTTGTTTTGTAGCTTGTTTAGGTTGATCAAGTTCTGCAGGTTGTAAAATGGCCCAAATGTCGTGCAAATGCTTACTTGGTTTTGCATTGTATTTACCATTAATAAGCTGGCTAATAGTTGCAGCGCTTTTACCCATGCTGGCAGCAATACTCGCACTGGTAATGTTTTGGTCGCGTATTTCAGGCGATTGCAGGCGTAAACAAATGCGTGTGCATAAATCACGATCTGCCTTTGAGTACGACTTATTAAAGTCATTACGCTTTTTTATATCGTTAATGCTGGCTTCGTTAAAAAGCTCTTGCCACAGTGCATCAATAATCTTTTGCGGATCGATGGTGCATGTAAACGCCAGTGTTTCTTTAATTGACTGCAGAGCATAGCCACAGGTTAATTTTTCAGGTGTTAAACCTAACGTCGACATTTCTTGGTTGATCAGCTCAACACGAAGTGTTTGCTCGTCTGAATAGGTAAATGGGATTTTATAGCTCATAGCTTTGTTCCTTGCGTGTAGTTGGTTGATCAAGTAATTCGTCTAAGTCAATTTCGTGTTGTGGTTTAGTCGGTGTTACATCGAACTCAAACACGTTAACTTCTTGTTTATGTGCAATTGCTGGTGTCGCAGGGGCTGCAAGTTCTTCAACCGCTTTAATATCAATAATGCGGTCATTTGCTTCTTGTGCTTCAACCTCACGGCGTTTGGTATCTAAGCGTTTTAAGCGGCCTTCACGGCGTTTGCTTTCGGCTTGTTCGATACGCGATGTAGGTACGGCATGCGACTTGGTTTTAAGGTTTGCAAACATTAAGAACTCACCGTTTAACTTATAAAGCTTGGTGTAGCTGTCATCGTGTAAGTCGTATGCAGCAATTAGCTCTTGGCCATTAAATTGGTGTAAGTAATCAGCGCTGTAGTCACGTTGGTGCAGGCGGAAACGACCACGGCGAACATTTACTTTTTCACGCGGTAGCATGACAAAATCGTCTTCTACTGGTGGTACACGTTCTAAGCCTTCGTCCCACACTTGCTGGCGTGTTTTACCCTTGATTTCTGGATGCTCACTGTTGTGGTAATCATTTAAAAAGGCTTTAAATTCAGCAATCCATTCATCTACCGTCGGAAGTTTACGTTTACCCTGCTTAGCTTCTTTTAAAATAAGTTGCTTATGTCGGTCATCGTGATCACGCCCACAGTAAGTACTAAAACGTTTACCAACGCGGTCTTCCATGTGTAAGAAAAAGCGTTCTATCCACTTAACACGTGCATTACCTGGTATTGCAAAAATAACGTCTATTTCAAACTGGGCATAAAAGCCGGTTGTTTCATCGTTCATTAATTTGTTTTTGTAACCAGAGCCGTTATCTAGATAAAACATGGCAGGTACATTGTTGTGTACTTTGATAGCACGGCTTATTGCTGCAAGCGTATCTAACGTGCTTTCTGCATAGCCCAGTTCCCAGCCAACAATGCAGCGGCTACCCACATCTTGAAACGCTGTAAGCTCTGCGCGGTAAGGCTTACCAGTTTTAGGGTGTGCTAAATAAACATCAAGCGTATGGCCATCGCCGTTATACAAAACACCAGGCTTAATGTTTTCTGTTGAGCGCAATAAGTGATCTTTATGCTTTTCACGGTACAACTTAGCACCCATACGGTACGGGCTTTGTGGGCCTAGTTCGTGAGGTAAGCCATTAATAAAACGGCGCACTTGATGATGCTCTGCTTTATAACCTTCTTTGTTAAGTTGGTCGGCCACTTGCGCAAAGCTTGGGCTGTTTGGGCTGTGGTAAAGCTCTAAACAACGTGCAAGCCAGCTGTATTGTGTTTGGGCTTTGCCTTTGTGGTTTGGCAATAAACCATTAATGCCATTTTCTTTATAAGCATTACACCAGTTATAAATAGTTGCGCGCCCTGGCAATTTACCTAATGCATTAATTGCTGTTGTTACAGAGCTAATTGCTGTGTTGCCACGGTACTCTGACACTAAATTTGCAAATGCTTTTGGTAAACCACCCTCTTGGGTTAATAAGTGACGAACCAATACAGCTCTGCTTTGGGCTTTTTTACGTGCTGGTTCACTGGCGTTTTGCCAAGTTAGTTCTAAGCCAGTACTTGGTAAGTTATTAAATTTTTGAACTGCAGGATGCATTACTCTCTCCTACTCGCGGGTTTTAATACGATCGTTAAACATGGCAAGCATGTATTCACGGTTAGCTTGTGCGTCTTGCCATTCGTCTTCGGCAAAGTGTGGAATTTGCTCAGCGCCTACTAGGTTCTCTGAACCAAACTCTTCAGTTAAACGGTTAAGCATGTGGTTAATTCGCTGTTGAATACCTAGCCATAAGTGCCATGTAGTTTGAGCGCCACCAATGCGGTGGTTTTGGTCTAGGTCGCGGCTTGTACATAATTGCTCAACCATGGTTATGAACTCTTCAAGTGACTCATTAACAATGGCGCTATGTGCAAATGCGTTTTGACGCACCTGTGCAACAAGTATTGGTAACTCGTAGCGTTGTTTAGGTGCTTTGGTTAATCGCTCATTTTCAAGCGCGTTAATAAGCGTGGCATTTTGTTCTGCTAAATCTTGGGTTTGCTCTGTTAACTTTTGTACTTGAGCGCGTATTTCCTTGCCGCTGGTTTCTGCTAGCACATCGAGATCGTCATCATCTAACTGAGCAAGCGATTCAAGTGGGACTTTTGTGAGTTCAGTTAATTGATGTTGACTCATATTCAAAAGCGACAATTTGTCGCTTTTGCTTTTAGGTAATGAAGCAAGCATTTTTGAAACTGCAATAGCTCTTTGTGCAGTCCTTTTATGAATACCGCTTTTATCTAATAAGTTTAAAAACTCACCATGAGATACTTGTTCTTTTACATTAAGCAGTATAAATCCAGCTTCAGCCGCATCTGAAAATTGACGGTTAGCTAAGAACACAACGCGGTCCATACATTCCTCAATAGTGTGAGGCATCACAATGTTAAGTGGCGTGGTTAGTTTTTGTAATTGATGTTCAATTTCGCTGGCATTGTCTGCGCCTACGATTTGCGATAACTCAGTGCTCATAACGTCCCCCTGCGTATGTAATTCGACCGCTTTTACAAAATTCAGACGGTTCTTGGTCTTTGAGTGTCATTTTTTTAAGCCTTAATTGGGTTTTATATCGGGTGGTATAATGGTGCTGTCATTCGTCGGTGGTGTTACTAAGTAACGACTCTGAAATGTAACGCTGCATGGCGGCACGTTCTTCTATTTCCATTTGTAACTCTGCATGCTGCTGCAACAACTGGGCGCGTTGATCCACGGCTTTATACAAAATGGGTTTAAGTAACACGTTAGCAGGCTCAGTTGAGCGCACCGCATAGCACAGTGCTGGTAAGTAATGCATGGGCATAAAGTGCGGCTGGCTTGGTGCAAGCCATTTATTTAGTTTGGCTTGGTCTACATCGCACTCTTGGGCACGTAGTGCGTCATTCATACGGTCGGCAATAACTGGGCGGCTAAAGCCAGAACGTTTCATGGCTGAACACACGCTGTGAATAAACAAGTTGTAGATATCGCAATCGGGCGCTACATCGGCCTCGAGTATGCTTTTAGTCAACTGATTTTGTTGGGCTTGGCTTAAGTTAGTCATGGTAAAAATCTCTTACAAAATTACTTTGATTTACGCTGCGTTATTGCCGATGCTATTCGCTGGCTAACAGTTCGCGTAGCGCTTGTATTTTTTGACTGCGGGTGTCTTTGTTTTTGATATAAGCAGGCACCCCCGGGAATACTTGCTCAACGGGTAGCTCAATAATTTTGGCGATAGCAGACGCCACTTTGTAAGAGGTTGTGTGTTGGTAAAGCACACTGCTCACATGGGAGAGGTTTAACCCCAGTGCAGCAGCAAGGATCGACAGTGAATAACCTTTTTCGTCAAGGGCTTGTTTAATTTCGTCTGGTTTCATTGTAAAGTACCTTTTGGTTTGCATTCCCTTTTATGTTCTTTGGCGAGATGAAAAGGGAGTGTTTTTGTTAATGTGTGGTGAGTATGTTTCAAAATATTGAAACTGTCAACGCTGTAATTTTCAATTTATCGCAATATTTATTTCAATATTTTGTATCTTATTGATATTTATTGTTTTGCTAATGGATTAAAGTTTCAATAAATGACAACATTCTTAAAAGATGAACGTAATAGACTTGGGTTGACTCAGGGCGAGGCATCAAAAGCTATAGGTGTAGGTAAAACCACATTATTAAGATGGGAATCTGGTTATCCGATTCCATCAGATAAATTAATTGCACTTTCAGATATCGGTTTTGATGTTAATTACGTACTCAAAGGAATTAGAACTTCTGTAGTTGAATCTAAAGTTAGTTCAATAGCACTCCAACCCAGCCACACAGATTTAACGGTCGTGCCTCAATATGATTTGGCGGCCAGTGCGGGTGGCGGTGCATTGGTTGTTGCTGAGCACCCTATAGCCCGATTTGAACTGTCTAGCCGTTGGTTACAACAAAATAACTTACATAATAAAAAGCTGACCGTTGTGCCTGTACGTGGTGACAGCATGGAACACACCCTGTATGACGGTGATTTAACGCTGGTATCACTGGTTGAAGACCCCACTGACGCCCGTGAGGGGGTATGCGTACTGCGTTTTGACGATGAAATTTTTGTAAAACGTATTCAGTACGATTTTAAAAGTAAAGGCTACAAGGTCACCAGCGACAACAGCGCCTACTCAGGCTTTTTTGTTGATGCAGATGATATTAGCGCCGGGCGCTTTAGTGTACTTGGTCGCGTAGAACGTGTGCTGCAACGCGCACGTAAAGTAGATTGATTTTAAAAAGAGATAACCAATGGCTATAAAAAACTACTATTTTGATTTTTATCAATGTATTACTGCTAATTCAGATGTCAATGCTGAGCGCCGTACAACAAGCCAACTACTTGATGAAATCTTTACTCGTTTTGAGCAGGGTAATAGCTGCGTAAAAGAAATTGCATCTTATACCTATGAATTACGTTTGTTTGAACAAACTGACTTTGGTTATCGTGGAGTGATAGGTAAGCATAGAACCAGTGATTTACCCAATGCTGCTGTAGTAGGTGGTGAAGAACGTGAATTGCAATTAGCCCCCAATGAAAACTTACTTGAAAAGTCATTCTTTTATTTTTACCGTGACTATTCTTTACTCATTGTACAAAGAAACCACATGTGTATTGGGTTTAATAACTTATCTAAATATTTTTCATCCGGTGGCTATGTCACTGCCCTATCGCCTGTTATAGCACCTGATGATGTGTTATTGCTGATGAAAAATAATATACAAATTCGCCATGCTGACTTTTCAATAGCCAAGCCTACAAACCCTGCGCTATTTGAAGACATTGAACATGACTTTACTAATAGCATTATTGCCACGTTAGATGGCTCTGGCACGGCGATGCTCAATCTTACTATGCGCGGTAATGCTAGGTCGGATATAGCTGATGAGCGCTATTTGGCGTCTAGTTTAAAAGGGGCGTTAAGAGAGTTAAATTCTAAATTCGATGTTAAAAAGTGCCGTTTGCTACTAGAGAACCAAGATACATTAATAACACACCCTGTTGATTTAGTTGCAGATAGACTATTTTATTATGCTAGGGTTAATGTTGAGGGGCGGTATCCTTCAGCGGCTGCTATGTGGCAAGCAATGGAAGATGCTAGAGACTCAAAAGAAACTGAGCTAGAATTATATTTTGGAAGCTTAGAACGTCAACGACTAGGGTAACGTATGTGGCAAAATGCAAAAAAACACCATGTTGTACTAATGGCATGTGTGTCTTTTATTGTATGCATTTTTATTTGGCCTGTGGTTTCGCAATTTAATGCAAAACAGATACAGCCTATAGCCTCTGCTGTGTCAACAATTGCTGGCATATTGTTTGGCTTTGTGATGGCGTCAATCACACTATTTGCTTCAGCGAAAGATAATACTCTGATAAAAAATACAACATTAACCGGTTACTTGCCCAAGCTGATCAACAAACTGCACTTTACAATGGGGTTGTTATTGGCAGTGTGTTTTATATTTTTAGTGGTGTTGTTTATACCTGATACGGCTGATATTACAATTAATAGCCGTGACGTTAAGTTATCCGCGGTTGTTATGATTGTTGGGGTGTTTGTAATGCTCAACGCCTTTGCGAACTTTTTTGTATCGTGGGGAAAATTTAAAACGTTTTCTGCACATATGTGAAGTGGTAAAGCCCCCTAATTAGGGGCTTTTGAAAGTTTTACGTCAGTGAAACTAACTTGACATTCATAATTGTAAATGATGTCGCGTTGTTCAATACGTGTTATTTTACCATCTAAGATAACATTATCATTAATATTAAAGTCGACTAAACCGCTGTGGTATTTACTTGGTATATGTGCGGCAATATATAATCGCTCTTTCACTATTACTACGTCATCAAATCGTTTAACCTCTCTGTCGAGATCCTCAGTTTCAATGAAAGCAATTATAGAATCATAGTTGTAATCTTTTTCTGTAATATCACTTAGCTTACCTGACCATTTGATTCTTGTCCTTTGCATCTTTTTAAGTAAGTCGTCTATTTGTAAGCGAGTCATTTTTTTACATGCTTTTAGTACCTCGGATTTACTTTCTAAACCTAGAGTTTGTGTTGGAGAATGTTTAGGTTTAGATATAATTGGTGGTGCTTTTTTTAAAGGATACACATCCTTGTTATCTGCATAATAGTGATTTAAATAAGTAGATACGTCATCGTGCTTACGCATGGTTTCGTTGAATTTACCTAAGCCTATGAAATTACTACCATCAAAAACAAAGTTACCTTTCATAGTTTTATAGCAATAGTAACCATTAGAACTCTTTGGTGTAATGTTATCACCAAAAGTAAAATTACTTGGGTAGCATTTGAAATTCCTATAAGGAGACGTACCTAAAGACAGGCTTACATCTTCGTCTGATGGCTGTTCTGGATAAATTAACTGTGCACTTGCTTTATATGCATCCTCAGTTGACTTACAACCACTAAGTACAGCCACAGCTGCAAGTGTTAAAAGTAACTTTTTCATATGTTTCCTTATTTGTTTTAATCCTTTTGGTTACATTATCGACAGCATTTTTATATGTAAAGGTTTTTCCCGCAGCAGTTGTTACCACCTATCGATATCTTAGACGCTCAATAACTCTATTTGTTTTGAACACTATTAATTGAGCGGAGATAGATGATGACTAACTTAACCTGGACAAAAACAAAGCCCACCCTACCAGGGCACTACTGGTTTAGAATTTTTCTCCCTGAGCAGAACGTCTATTTGCAGAAGCCTCATGTAAGAGAAGTTGTTATATTGGACGATGCGCTTTTTATCACAGATCCTAAAACTATTTCTGTTGCTGAGCTTGACGGTAAATTTGAATTTGCAGGACCAATAGCCTCGCCAGAAGAAACTTTAATTCAATCGGTTGAACTAAAGAGTACTTTACATGGAATGACGGTTGATGAGTCGCTTGTTATTAGCAAGCGTGTTGTAGAATTGGTTAAGAAGGAATGCAAGCAAATGGGCATACAGTACAGTAACCGGCCATTGCTTATTGCTGCCTATGCTGCAGGTGGTGGCTCCCTAAGCCAGCACGACTTAATGTCCTGCGACCTTGTTTTCGACATGGGAAAAAATAGCATCAAATAAATCAAGCGGTTTATTTATCTTCCCTTTTTTATGTTGGGTTAAGCCCTCTTAGTTTTTTGACTAAGGGGGCTTATTTTTTTAGCACAGTTTTAAAAAAGGGGAGAAACGCCTGTAAGCGATTTTAAGGCGTGTGTTTTTGTGATTGGCTGTAATGGCTCGTGTTTAAGTCGTTTAAACGCTCTCAATTAAATTTAAACACGGTTTAAACTTGGTTTAATGAATATTTAAAGGTGTATTTAAGTTGGTATACCAATTTTACAAGATTTAACTCTTTCGCCCTCGCCTTGGCTCTTTTTTATGAGCGCATTTATTTGAACAATAAAAATATCCATTTAACTTAATGGGTGTATAGAGTGGTGAATTACAAAACGTACATAACAAATATGCTTGAGCATGGCTGTCATACTCACAGTCAGAGCATTGACCATCTAGATATGTTTGCTCGTCTTTCGTTAGAGCTGTTTGACAACTTGAACAGTGGGCCATAAAAATTCCTTGCGACTTTTTTGATACCCGCTTAGCCTATATTAGTTACCCCATACCCTTAGCTGTAAAGTCTTTTCCAGCAGCCTCCCTTTTCTTTGATTCATAAACTAGGTGCCAGTTAATTCATTTTTGGCACTTACATCATGGCAAAGAAAGCAAGCACAAATACACAGTTCGATTGGTTTGAAGTTTTTAAAGCTGGTACCCAAACAGACAGCAAAGGCAATACCCAAACTTTTAGTAACGCTGATTTAAATAGCGTTGTTACTAACTTTACACCTAAAACCGCACCGCTTGTTATCGGCCACCCTAAAATGGATTCACCAGCATGGGGTTGGGCCAGTGAACTAAAAGCCGAAGACGGCGTACTTTACGCTAAAGCAGATGAAGTAAGTAGTGAGTTTGCTCAAGCCGTTGAAGATAAGCGCTACCCTAACCGCTCAGTTAAATTAGAAAAAGTCGAAAACGGCTACAAACTTGCCCACATTGGTTACTTAGGTGGCAAGCCTCCTGCTGTTGACGGTTTAGCCTGGCAATTTAACCAGGATAAAAACGCCGACACCCTTACCTTTGAATTTGCTGCAGGTGATATGGACAGTATATCGCTACGCACATCAAACACTCTCACACGCCTTATGGGCAATTTACGCAACTTCATAACTGACCGTTTTGGTAGTGAAGCGGCAGATAAAGTTGTGCCCGAATACGAATCAGAGTGGTTAAAAGAAGAAACCATTATTGCTGAGCATGAACGAGCCAAAGGTAATACCGAATTTAGTAAAAGTGATGATGACACCACGCCCCCGACCAATGAGGACAATGTGATGGATAAAGAAGAAAAGAAGGCACTTCAAGACCAGCTTGATGCAGCCAATGCCAAGAACAAGCAACTTGAATACACCCAACGTGTAACAGCTGCTAAGACGTTCATCAATGATGAAGTTAACAGTGGTGATGCACCGCGTTTAACTAACATAGATGGCGTAGCTGAGTTTATGGCAAGCCTTGGCGATGGCGACACAACGTTTGAGTTCGCTGCAGCGGATGGCGAGAGCCAAACACTTAAACCAGCAGAATGGTTTAAAGGCTTTTTAAAAGGCTTACCCGAGCAAACTGGCTTAACCAGCGAGTTTAATAAAGATGATACAAGCGACGAAAACGGCAACGACACAGCTGAAACGCTTGCTGCTAAAGCGCTTGAGTATCAAAAGTCACAATCTGACAAAGGCATTACGATTAGTATCTCGTCTGCGTTAGACCACATTAAGAAGGCATAAAATCATGGCGCAACCAGGATTTATTAGAAACTTTAGTTCAGAGGGTGAAATTCCCCCTAATCGCCTCTGCATTGTATCTGCAGCAGCTGACTTTCAAGTTGCGTTAGCAACTGGTGCTGATGCCATGTTTGCAGGTGTAACAGAGCAAGGAACCGATGACCACCTACGCATTGATGTTGTAATGACGCAAAGCGCACCGGTTGAATTTGGTGAAGAGCTTGTAGCCGGTACTCCTGTGATTGCAGACGCAGAAGGCAAAGCCATTGCATTTGACGTTGCAAACTTTGTTGGTGAAGTCGAGCTATATGTTGCTGGCTGGGTTATGGAAGACGGGGCTGCAGGCACGATTGGTGATGTGTTTCTGAATCCGCATCTTGTAGCAAATATTCCAAGCGCTTAAGCGCTTGGGCAATTAAAACTAACTATTTAAGGATTTTGCCATGAGTAATGGTATGCCATTTACACCCGATACAGAGCAAACGGCTATTGCCATTGCTTATCGAAATCGAGCGCTAGTTGCTGATCAGTTAGCGCCTTATTCACCCGTTAATTTACGTACATACAAATGGACTGAATTTAAAAAAGGTGAAAAATTTACGCTGACCGATTCTAAAATTGGTCGTAAATCGAGCCCTAACCAAGTTGAATTTGGTGTCGAACAAAAAACAGGCTCAGTTACTGACTATGGTTTGTCTGACATTATTCCAAATGATGATGTAGCTAATGCACCTGCTAACTATAACCCGCGCACCCATGCGGCTGAAAGCTTAACTGATCTTGTACTTCTTCAGCGTGAAGTTCGTGTTGCTGAGCTGTATAACAAAGCGGCTAACTTTGGTTATAACCACTCTCTTGCTGGTGCTGAATTTAAGTTTTTAGATGACCCTGAACTGGATATCTTGCCATTCTTCCTTGAAATGCTTGATGAGCCGTTAATGCGACCTAACGCGATGACCTTGTCGCAAAAGGTTGCTACTAAGTTACGTACACACCCTAAATTGCTTAAAGCATTTAATGGTACGAGTGGCGACCAGGGCTTAGTGCCATGGAGTTACATTAAAGAAACACTCGAACTTGAGCATGTGACAGTTGGCCAAGCGCGCTTAAATACAGCCAAAAAAGGCCAAACAGTAAATCTTCAAAGTGCATGGAAAGACAGCTTGTCGTTTACCTATCACGACCCGCTTGCGTCGTTCCAAAATAACCGTATGACATTTGCATTGACTGCACGTTACGGCTCACGAACGTCAGGCAATCGAGATGTATCAGCTGGTTTAAATGGTGGCGTTGAAATCATGGTTGGTGAAGCAGTTCAAGAGCAAATTATTGCTAAAGACTGCGGCATCTTACTGACCAATGTACTTAACCCGAATTAATTAACGCGTATTTCCCTGATAAAGCCCCCAGTTCCGATTTACTCGGGGGCTTTTTTTACTAACTGAGGCATACATGTTTACGACAACTCAAACAGTAATCGACAAAATTGGCATTAATGTGCTGTTGCAATTTGTATCTGCAAAATTTGCAGAGCCAGGTGCATACCCTACCCGTGACGATGTAGAAACGGCGTTACTGGGTGAACCTGAAACAGAGTTGCAACAGCAGATTGCTGCTTGGTATAGCGAAGCACAAAAAGACGTTAACGCAACTATTACGGGCTTTGTAGCACGTTTTAAGTTAACACAAGATGACATTAACACGTCGGTGTTGCCAGGCATTGCGATTGACTTAATGCACTGCGAATTGGCAACCAATATCGCCGACGAACACCTTAAAGAACTGAATAAAAAGGCAATGGCCCTATTAGACAAGGTTAGTAAAGGTGTGATCCAAATTAAGGAAGATGCGCCTGCAGGCTCAAGAACTGGGATGCGAACAAAAGCTGCAGGCTCTCAATTTGACTGGGACAGGTACTAACGATGGCTGGGGTATTTATCGATATATCGGGTAATGCACTGCCCCGCTTGAGCCAAATTGCAACTACCAGTGAAAGAGCTACCGATGTATTGGACGATATCGGCGCATTTTTAGACATGGACGTCACCACCCGCTTTTTACGTGAAATGACACCTGAAGGGCGTAAGTGGGAACAGTCACAGGCTGCAAAAGACCGTGGCGGTTTAACACTAACCGACACACGCAGCTTAGCTGGCTCTGTAACACACAACGTAAGCTACAACACGTTAGTGCATGGCCTTGGTGAAAAGTATGCCGCCATACACCACTTTGGTGGTGAAACAGGACGCAATAAAAACGTGAAGCTGACTGCTCGGCCAATACTTGGCATAGCAGCAATACAAGAAGCAGAAATTAACGACATCGTTGAAGACTGGTTAATTTAAAGTGAGTTTAAAGAGGGTTTAAATGTCATTTAACTTTGATTTAAACAAGGTCGAGACCGTCCTTAAACAATCTGCAATTAGAGCAACGCTTGGCTTTTCGAGTGACTTTAACGAAGTAAGAAAACGTGCGGTGCATAGTTCGCACCTATTTGTTTTGCCCCTTGCTGAAGATAACCAGAATACAAACCAAGTACCAGGGCTTGATGAATACCAGGTGCATGAAACATTTGCAGTGATGATTGTTATTCCTTGCCTTACAGGCAACGCAACGAGCAATGCCGAAATTAAAGAGTTAAGAGGCCAAGTGAAAGAAGCCTTAGCCGGTTGCCAGTTTGAAGGATGGGACCCGATTAAGCTAGATAAAGGCCGCACTGTTGAGCTTAACAAAGAAACAAACAACTTAATTTATCAGTGCCAGTTCAGTGTAACTGGTATTCATACCGTAACTGTGAAGGTGATGCCATGAGCAAACAAACCGAATCGCAATCGACAAAACCAGCACCAGATAGAGGCGTTGTTATTACAGAGCCTAAAGTGTCTCGTGCTATGGCCATTGCGACCAATGTAAACAAGGTACTTTCAAGTAATAAGGCATCTCGTACTGAGCTTGCTGGTGCATTTAACTTGAAAGATGGCGAGCTAATTAAAGTGGAGAGTAAATCATGAGCTGGCGCTTTAAAGATAAATTAATTTTAGCCGATGCCCTGGGCACCACACTCACAGGCATGCATGCAATTTACGCAAGTGAAGTTGAACTTGCCATCGAGAACGAAAGTGAAAAAGACGAGCTAGAAACAAGTCACAGCGGTGCAAGTCTTGAAACGTTTTATGGTGAACATATAAGCCTTAACTTTAAAACGCCTCTTGCCATGAGTGGCACGGCTGGTAATGAGCCTGCCTTTTCGCCCCTATTACTTGCCTGTGGCATGGTGCAAGTCGCTGATGCTACCAGCGTGACATTCACCAAAGGTGCTGCTGTTGCTGTTAAGTGTTTAGTTCGCTTTGGTAAGAACACGCACTCAATCAGTGAAATGAAAGGCAATGTGAGCTTACAGCTTGAAAAAGGTAAGCCAATGCTTAACTGGCAATTTAAAGGCTTATTTAGTGCACCTATCGCAAGTGCTGCTGCACCTGCAGTGGATTGGGCACGCTGGGTACGCCCTGAAGTACTTGGTGTAAGTAATAGCTCTGACTTTAAGTTAAATGATGTGAAACGGACCCTACATAAGCTTACCGTTGATTTGGGTAATAACGTGGTATTTGACCGTGCCATTAACCACGAAGAAATTATGATCACTGGTCATGAAAGCAGTGCCAACTTTACGCTTACAGCTGAAGAACTGGCAAGCTTCAACCCCTTCGATGACGTTGGCAAAGTGCAGATGTTCGAATTTACGCACGGTACCGCTGCAGGTAAAAAAGTCACCATTATTGGCCGTTATCAAATGCCACCACCTAAATACACAAGCCTTGACTCTGAATTAACAGGCTATGAGTTTGATGGAAAGCTGGTACCCAGTGGTGCTGGTTACGATGAATTAACCATCGTATTTGAGTAATACCATGCGTTTTCAAGCCGTCAACGTCACAAATATCGACACAGGAAGTGTTGAATTTGACACGGTCATTGCAAAGCCAAAGGGAAAAGCGCCAAGTTACTGCAAAGATAGCAGTGGCATTCTTAAATTTAGTAGTCATAAAGCCGCAAAGGATGAAGCTAGACGACTGACTAATGCATATAAGTGAACTTAAAAATGAAATTAAAACTTTTAGAAGAATTGAAAAACACATCAGCTGAAGCGCCGTTAAATTTTACCTTTGCGGGGGTGCAGTTCAAATTCACAGCGAAAATTAAAATTGTTGATGAACAAACGCTTGAAGAACTTACTAGCAAACAAGGCGCGAATGATAAGGAAATTGTTCGTGACTTACTTATTGGCTGGGATGAGTTTGTTGATGAAGGTAAGCAAGTCCCCTTTGCAACTGAGACACTTGAAGAAATGCTAGCGTATCCAGGAATAACTGCACGGTTAAGTGTTGAGTGCATTAACGCGCAATACCGTGTACAGGAAAAAAACTAAACGATGTTGCTAGGTGGTTTGTGGGCGACCTAGCAACACAAAGCCAAACATTAGATGACGACGAAGCCCATTTTGGCGCACCAGTAAAGGAAGCGCCTAAAAACGACAAAGACGACACATTATTTGTATTGCCGGCTAATCACGTTGCAGTAATTGCTATAACCACTGCATCGAGTCAATGGCAATTGGATAATAACGGGGTTGAGTTTGCCCTTGATTATGCCAGGGCTGATATTGCATGGCGCTATGCAAGGATAACACTTACCCCACCCGATTTTGACAAAGTACAAACCCTTGAGCGCACCATAATTGGATTGATAAGGCGACCTGATGAGCAACAACTTGAATTTGGCGTTACGCTTAAGTTATGACGGTAAAGCTGTTACTGCTGGTGCGCGTCAGAACGTTAACGATATCAATCGCATTAAAGAAACGGCAAAAGAGCAATCAAAGGTTGCTAAAGACGAGTCTGCAAAGCAAGTTGATAGTTTCAGTAAAACAACTTCTGCTTTAAACAGAGTCCCCATAGCAATACATGAACAAATACCTGCATATCAACGCGTTGGTGTAAGCCAAGCTGCAGCAATGAAGCAACAGAGTAACGCTGTTCGTAATTACACTAATGAGTTAAATGTTCTTCCTAAAGCAATAGATAAACAAGCAGTTGCAAATGAAAAATCAGTAGTATCTCAAAAAACAACTTCGGCAAAGAATAATGCAAGTGTAAGACAGAGCGTAACCGAATTAAATCGTGTTCCTGAGTCAATTCAGAGACAAGTTATAGCTCAAAATAAAGCTGCGTTATCGTATGCTAAAACAGCTAGACAACAACAGGTATTAACACGAAAAACGGTTACTGACTTAAATCGTGTGCCTGCTGCAATTCAACGCCAAGTTGCGGCCAATCAAAAATTAGGCGTAAGCCAGGCTACTGTTATGCGCCAACAAGGTGCTATGAATCGCCAGCTTGGTTTAATGAATACTGCGTATGGCCAATTAGGTGCCACGCTTACCGCTCTTGTGAGTATTGGTACTGCAACCATGTTTGTTCGTGATACCGGTGCTGCACAAATGCTTGATACGCGATTAAAAGGGTTAACGAGTTCAACCCGTAAATATGAAAGAGTCCAAGCGTATTTATTTGAAACAGCTGACAGATTAAACACCGGTTACACCACCCTAGCCGATTCCTACAGTAAAATTTTAACGTTACAAGATGCGGGTGTAGTTACCCAAGAGCAAGGTATAGCGATACTTGAAGGCATGGCCAATGCGGCTGCAAAAACAGGCGCAAGCAATGTACAGCTTGGGCAAAGCTTGTTTGGTATGACGCAAGGTATGACAGCGGGTGTATTACGTGCTGAAGAGTTAAACCAGGTTACTGAGCCTATGCCTGGCTTATTACAAAAACTCGATAAAGCAGCAGGTAAAGCCGCTGGCGGTTTTAGACAAATGGTGAACGATGGCCAAGTAACTAGCCAGATGTTTAAAAACTATTTGATCAAAGCGCTAGAGGATTATGCGGGTGCAGCTGAAGCGACTGAAGGCAAGATAAACGCAAGCTTTGCTGAAATGGGCAATGAATACCAGCGCTTAATTCGTAAATATGAAGAGCCAGTAAACTTTGCTGTTACCAGTGTTGTGGGCAGTATAACTGACACAATGGCTTATTTGCGCGAGAACGAAGAGGTTGTAGACGACTTAGTATTTGCTACAGGCGCATTAGCAACGGTTCTAGCTGGGCGTTTAGTGTCAAGCCTGGCTGCAAGTGCGCAAGGATATATTGCAAATGTAGCCGCAAAGAACCAGGCAATACTTGCTGATGCTGCTCTAGCTAAACAAGCCAAAATTAATGCGATTGCTGAGCGCGAACGTGCCTTGTATGAAAATGCAGCGGCAAAACGTCAGTTAGTTTCTGCATCAACTGCAGGGACACGTGCAGCGGCCATTACACGCTTAGCAGCAACGAACAATAGAGCCGCCGCCTCTGAAGCGAACCTTACTGCAGCGACTAATGCCTATACTGTAGCGGCGACTAGAGCAACGATTGCATCACGAGGGTTAAATGTTGCCATGGGATTTTTAGGTGGCCCTGTCGGTGTGATCATGACCGCTGGCCTTGCCCTTGCCTACTTTGCAAGTCAAAGCGACACATCAAGCGTAGCCGCTAAAAAGCTTGAAACAAACCTTTATGATTTATCTACTGCTTTTGACACACTTGCCAATAAAAAAGCCACTACACAACTACGTAACAATCAAAATGAAATCAGTAAATACAGTAAAAATATTGAAGATGCCTATAGCAAAATTGCTGATTTAAAAGCGCAACAAGACCAAGCACCTACTGGGCGTGCAGCATCTGCTTATAGCCGACAAATTAGAAGTTTAGAGTCGTACATTGATAAGCAAACAGAGTTACGCGCTAAGTTAATGGACACGGCCACAGAGATTGCTAACTTTGAAAAGAACTTAAGCGAGATTAAGTGGACCACACCTAAGTCTGAGCAACCTGAATCTGCATCTGAATTACCAGAGAATATTAAACGGTTACAAGAGCGCTTAGCAGGTGAGGAAGCAAGGCTTAAGATCAGTTACGACAAACAGCGCCAAATGGTGATCACTGCCCGTGAAAACGATGTTGCTAATAAAGCAAAATACGATGCAATTCTTAAACAGTTAGACTCAAAGTATTCTGACGATGTACAAGCGTTAGTCGAAAAGCGTGAAGCAGAAAAAACTCGTATTCAAAATCAAGCAGAAGAAAAACGTAAAAATGACTTACGCAGAGATCTAGATAATCGTATAGCGATTATTAAAGGGTTTGCAGATAGAGAGCAATTAGCGGCCTATAATAATGAGCTACGTGTTGAGCAAGCAAGGCAACAAGCACGAGTTGATGCAAAACGCCGTGCTACTTTAGGTTTGGCCGCTAACGATGACAGTGGCGAGCTGAAATACAACGCTGATAATCAAATTCGTGATCTTGAACGTCAAACTGAATTAAATGCAGCTGCCGGCTATTATTCTCAGCGTGAAGCTGATGAGGCTGCCCACCAAGAGCGTTTATTTCAAATTAAGAACCGCTATGCCGGTGCCCTACAAAGTAACATTGTTGCCTTTGCTAATTTTGAAAAACAAACTGAAGCAGACAAAGCACAGGCCATTGTTGGCTTAGGCGCTGCTACTTTCAAAAGCATGGCTGGCCAAAGCAAAAAGGCATTTAAAGCTTACAAAGCCTTTGCTATTGCGCAAGCTGTTATAAATACCTATCAAAGTGCCACGGGTGCATTTACATCACTTGCATCCATTCCTATTGTTGGCCCTGTACTGGGTGGTATCGCCGCAGCTGCTGCAATTATGCAAGGTATGCAGCAAGTCAGACAAATTAAAGCACAACAACCAGCAGGTATTGCACACGGTGGTTTAGATTACGTACCAAATGAATCAACCTATGTATTACAACGCGGTGAGCGTGTATTAAGCCCTAAACAAAACACTGAAATTAGCCAAATGGCGCGCCGCTATAACGCAGGAACTGCTGCAGCTAATGATTCAGTTAGTCGTGGTATTACGTTAAGCATTACAAACAAAATTAACGTACAAGGCTCAGCAAATGAGCAAAGCGCTCAGCTTATTGGCCAAGACATTGCGCGTGAAGTGGTGGGTGTTGTCGTCGCAAACATTCAAAGTAATGGTGCAATTATTCGCTCTATACGTGGTGCTGCTTAGTTGTTAAGTAATTGAGATTCGTGTAAAAAGGAATTTTGTATAGGGGGGTTTATGACCAACGAAAATCGTAATGGACTACTTTTATTAAAATATATACCTTATCTATTGCTGATACCTATCTGTTTACTAATTCTGTTTATTGTACTTTTTGTAGGTGATTTCCCCAGTTATCTAGGCACTGAAAAATCGTGGTTGAATACATCTCAAATTTTGAATGCTCTTTTGACACCTATTCTTACCTTGGCATCGATAATTCTTATTGCATTAACATGGCTTACCACCAAAAAAGAGATGGAAACGACTAGGAATCAATTAGCAGAACAGATTTTATATCAGCGAAGGAAAGATGAGATCGATTTAGTTTCTCGTCAAGCGCTTAACTTAGCCACAATGATTAATAAAAACCAGAAAGTTGCTGATTTGTTGGATGCATACACTTTAAAAGAGGTTTTGGGGAAGATTTATTTACTTAAAAATACAAAAGTTGAACGCTTTTTTGAAAGATTAAATATAATTATGGATAAAGAAAACTTAACAAAAAATGATTACGTCAACTTAATATACGAAGAGATTGCCTCTTTAACTACTACTACAAGCTTTCTAATTATCCGTGGAGCGACTATAAAGACTTTGATGGGGAAAAAAATAGACCCGTTCATCATGTTCAAAACATTACTTAAGCATGATACTCCAATCAAGGATATTCTTTTTGATATCTTTTCAATCTTATATACAGATAACATCAAAGAGGCTACTGAAGCTAGGTTGTTTTATCTTTTGCTTGATAAAGTAGAAAAATGTGATGAAAAATATAGAGCGGATGTAAAACAAGAGCTTAGTTTGTCGTTTGACAATTACGTCGCAGAAGCATTAATTCTTCTAAATCCTGATTTACCAAACAACATCCTTGATTTTAATTAGAATTAAATTAAAAGTTATGAAAAAAATATCAGAAAAAGATTACTTAAAAGCTTTAATCATTTTTGCAATCATTATCCTTCTAATTGCTGCATGGTCTTTTCTAAGAACATTTGGAAAATCAGTTTCAAATGAGCTAACCGTATGGGCCAATACCGCGACGTTTATAAATGGAATAGCGACTCCTTTACTCTCAGTAATTTCAGTGTTCATACTCTACTTGGTATGGAAGGATAACCGTATTGAGCTTGCTGCGACAAAACAGGCACTTACTGAACAATCAGACACCCAAAGTTTTAGTGTAATCAAAGATGCCGTTTTTGATGTCGCAGGAGAAATTAAGACTGAACTTAATAGAACTGTATTATTTGCTTATGATGAAAAAAGATGTTTTTTGGAGTTGGATAGTTCTAATTTATATAAATCTCTTGTAAAGGAAGATGATAGCGAATTTGTAGACAAAAAAAATATAAAATTAGATCTCTTTTTAGAGTATTACTATGAGCTTTTTCGTCCACGTGACTATGCTGAATTAAAACCAATAAACAGTAATGCGCTAAGACAACTGATTTTTTCTGAACCCTTTTATTCATGTATAGATAAAACAAAAATGCTAGGCCTATTTCTCTCTAAAGTTAAAAGTGATGAGTACAAAAGCATTTTAAAAATAACACTTTTCACAAAACTTGGGGTCTATACTTGCTTACTCATGACGGAAATATCACATCGCCTCTATTATAATTCAAAATATAATGATGATACTGCACTACTTGTATTTCGTGAGGTTGCTGAATTAACATATAGCCAACGTGAAGGGAAATTTTTTATTAAATCATTACCTGATGTTGTAGTTAACGATTTAATCAAGCTTAAGCTAATTTAACGATGTAAACCCCTTTCCAGCCGAAAGCTAATCCCCTAAATTTTATACTCGTTACCAGTGTTTTACTTAAAGCCTGGTAACGATGATAGTCCCACTCCCCTTACCCAAACGCCCTAAACGCTCTAACTTTAAGTTAGTGCCGAATAGCCAAATTCATTTAAACAAAGCCAATAACGCCACTGAGGTGTATGACCTTGAAGGTGCTTATTGGGAATTTGAAATTGAATTGGCCAATGTGCCAGAGCGTGAAGCCTTGGCCCTTGATGCGTTTATTGCCAGCCTGCGTGGCCAAGTGGGTACCTTTACCCTTCTCGATTACCGTCGAGAGCAACTTGATAAAGACTTTACTGGGTATGTGCGTGGTGAAAACCAAGACGGCAATACGCTGGTTATTGATGGTTTACCGCTAAACCAAACCTTGTTGGTTGCCGGCGAACGTATGCAAGTGGATGTTGGCCAAAATACAGAACTAAAGATTTTAACCGGTGATTTGGTCAGTGATTCACTTGGCCGTGCCACTGTCGTGTTTGAATCGCCCCTGCGTAAAATCCCTGCTGATAACACCTTAATCACCTTTAAACAGCCGCGTGGTTTGTTTCGCCTTGCAGATAACAACCAGGGCATAGACAGCGCTGAATACAAAAAAGGCATTGTCACCAGTTGGAAGATTAAAGGACGGGAGGCGTTTTAATGGAGTCGTTAAACGCTGGGTTACTCGCTGATTTAGCCAATAGTGGCCGTGCCCGTTACTTTGTTCGCCTGGCATTTAAAAGCGGTGATGTTTTACTGCATACCGGTGTGGGTGAACGTCGCTTTAAAAACCTAACTTGGCATGGCTTAGGCATGCTCGGCACCGTGAGTGAAATCCCTGCTAATGACAAGAACGACAGCGCCCGTATTCGCTTAACCCTTCACACGCAAGACACTGCCGTACTGGCTGAAGTCGCTGAAAACGACCCCATTGGCCATACCTGCGAAATCTACCTTGTTACCGTGGATGAACACTACCGCGTAAGCCAAAGCCAGCTGCTTGAAAGTGGCTACATTGTGGCGTGCGATGTAGAGCGCGGCGCAGTATCACAAGTGCAATTAAGTGTGGCAGGTGAAAGTGAACGCTGGAAAGAGTCTCGCTTACACCAGCGCTGGAATGATGCGACACAACGTGCTCTTTATCCTGATGATGCCTTTTTCAGTGAGCAAGCGTCTGCCAATAAACAAAACCTACCTGACACACAACCTGGTAACTACATAGGAAATAAACGCCGTGAACGCCACCGTTAAACTAGCCGCCTTTATAAACCAACGTAATTGTATGCCGTTTCAGTGGGGCAAAAATGATTGCTGCCTACTCGTGGCAGATTGGGTTCGCTTTGCGACAGGCCAAGACGTTGCTGCAGATTTTAGAGGTAAATACCGCTCTGAGAATGGCGCATTTAAACAACTCTTTAAAAGTGGTTTAAACGATGTTCAAAGCGTGTTTAAAGACCGTTTAAACCCTGAAATTCCTGTTGCGTACGCACGGCGTGGTGATTGTGCGCTCGTTGAATTTAACGGTGAACTTGTTGGCGGGATTGTCACGGTTAATGCCGTTGTATGTGTAGGCGAAAATGGACTTGTCACTAAGCCTATGAGCTATGTGAAAGCGGTTTACCCATTGGAGCCGCGTAATGTCTAAAGTTGTCGATACCGTTGTAGACACAGGCGGCGACTTATTCGGTATTGGTCGCAGTCTCTTTGATAAAACGGTGGGCGCGCTATGGGACTCACTCACCCCTGATGTGCCTGAAGAAGACTTAGCCACGCTTGCTAAGGGCTTACAAAAAGGCATAGACCAACCGCGCCGTATCACTTTTGGCCGTGACCGTGTTGGTGGTGTTATTGCACACCAAGCGGAAATTGAACGCGATAAAAAGAAATTTGTTCAGATGGTGGTGCTGATTAATGGTGCCCCAATTGATGCCCTAGAAGAAATCTACATTGCTGATAAGCCGCTTACTGAGTACCCAAGTGAAAGCTGGGACTATGAATTAAGTGATGGCCGCCATACAACCGCAAACAGTAAAGCCGTTGCTAAAATGGCTGGTTGGACAGCAGCACACATTGGGTATGGCCAAGCGCATATCTTTGTTGAGTTTGAAAATAACCGTGAAGTCTTTCCAGATGGTATTAGCGATACTGAGTTTTTAATTCGCGGTGCCCGGGTGTGGGACCCTCGCGACACAAATCAAAACCCTGATGATGAAACCACCTGGCTTTGGTCACAAAACGCGGTGTTATGTGCCCTGCACTATGTACGTTTTTATGGCGCGCATGAAGTCCCTTTTGAGCGCTTACCCCTTGAATGGTGGATTGCGGCCATTAACGTATGTGATGAAGAGGCCGAGTTTACTGATAAAGACGGCAATATCACCACTGAGCCACGTTATACAACAAACGGCAGTTTTACCTTTACCACGAAACCCCTTGATGTATTAAACCAACTTGAATCCTGTTTTGCGGGTAAGATTTTTAGGCAAATGGGCCAATGGTATGTGCGTGTGGGTGCCTGGTATGGCAACCCGACATACACCATTAATGCAGATGATGTTCACGGGAACATTAAGATTAAATGGCATGCCGATTTACGCGACCGCGCCAATGTGGTTCGCGCTACATTTACCGACCCCGAGCAAAACTACGAGCGCACAGACGCGCCACCGGTAATATCTTCGGCATACCAGACGCGTGATAACCAGATATTAGAAAAGTCGATAACTTTACCGTTTGTTAGAAGCAGTACCACAGCACAGCGTTTGGCTACCATACACCTAGAGCAAACACGCTTAGGTGAAATTGAATTACCCCTTAAACACAAAGGTTTAGCCGCTGCAGTCGGTAGAACTGTTTACTTAAACTTACCTGGTGAATCGATTACCAATAAAATCTACCGTGTGACAGAGCGTCGTTTTCGTTTAGATGGCGGCGTAACGCTGATGTGTATCGAAGATGGCCCAGGCTTATGGGGTGATAACTTAATACCAGGCGCACAAGATTTAACCCCAAACAGTGATTATTTAGTGGGCCGTCCGAAGCCTATTTTTGATGTACGGGTGACGATTGATGGCGATGGAAACGGCATTGTAAAGTGGAACCACCCTACACCACTGGCTGTGCATGAATACGATGTTGAGTTTATTCACGCCTCATCCAGTGAGCCCGTTTTCAAAACAACAGTAACGTACACACAAGTCACCATCCCTAAACTTGCCCTTGGTGAATACACCGCACGTATTAGCGCTAGAAATATTTTTGGCCAACGCTCTGATACGGTCGGTGTGCAGTTTAGCGTGCTTACCCCATCGATACCGGTTGTACATGTACTGGCTGATTACAATCAAATCACCCTGACAGCCGAGCTTGCTGCTGCAGGCATTGGTACCCAGTTTGAATGGGAGTTCTTAGGGACAACCGCACAGCCGCAATCGGGTGAACGTGTTTTAGCACAGATTTATAACCGCATTGGTTTGAAGAGCGAAACGGAATACAACTTTAGAGTACGCAGTGTGAACCACTTAGGTTCATCCGCGTGGGTGGATGTATCGGCCACCACGACGACAGTCGACTTAACCGAGTTTATTAATGAGCTTCCCCTTACGCGTTTAAGCCAGGAAGCACAAAATTTAATTAATGATATTAATCAGCAAGTCGACCGTTTACGCCCTGAGACTGAGAATAACTTACCTTCGCTCATTGCTAAGAATATTGATGCGATTACGGGCCTTGCTGAAAAAGTAGAGGTCATTGATGCAGGGAACCCGAACAACTTACAAAGCCAGCTTGCACAATCAAACAGTAAAATAAATGAGTTAGAACGTGTTACCGAAGTATTGGATGCATCAAAGAACAACAGCCTCCCTGCACTGATTAAAATCAATCAAATTGCTATTGAAAGCCAGCGCCTACAGCAACAGGATTTAGGCTTAAGTGTTTTAAATGTGACAGCAGCCTATACCAATTGGCGCAATGAGTATGAGCGCAGAGCCTTTAACAATGAGCGATTAATCGATGCCGCTGTGTATGTTGATCCAGATACCGGCACCATCGTTAACCGTGCATTTGCCTACACAGATGAAAGCTTTAACAGTGCGCAGCTACTTATTGAAGGCGCTGAAAGTAAAATCACGCTCAACGCGAAGCAACTAGCACAATCACAAAACCGTATTACACAAGCTGAAGCAACGTTAAAGCTTCAAGCGGGTCAAATTACACAGCGTGCTACGTATGCAGAAGTCGAAGGGCAAATTGCCGGTGCCCTTGCGGCATTACAACCTGCGTACAGTTGGCAATTTAACACGGGGGTTGAAGGGTTTACGGGTGCAGATAGCCACCATGCCCAAGGTTATATTGTGGCCACCAACCCTGTCTCTACACCGGTAATTAGCTACGATGCCACTGAAAACCCGATGTTTAGGTTACGTGTGCGAAAGCATACTGGCTCAATATGGAAAGGCAATATCACGTTTAATGGCGGCGCTACCCCACTTCATTTACCAGAGCCAACAACGGATGAATGGGAAACGTTGACCCTTGATGCAACCGGCACAAATGGGTATGTAGGCACAATTACCAGCCTCGCGTTTGATTTAGGCTCCTGTGACATTGATTTTATTGAAGTAGGAAAACGTGGCGCGAATGACTTAGCCCTTGCTGATATTACCGCGCGCACGACAACACTTGAAAATGATATCAATGCCCGCACCGGTATCATGGCGCAGTACGCAACAACAGCCTGGGTTAATGCGCTTGGGTTTCAAACACAAAGTAATGTACAAACCTTAATTGACTCGTTTAACACCCAATACAATATTAGTGCAGTATTACAGGCGTTTTCAGACAACAACACCATTTTAAAAGCGAACGCTGCACAATCATGGATTGATGGCGCAAACGCCACTATACGCGACCAAGTTACCAGTATTCTAAACAATGAAGATGGCGTAAATCAGCGCATAGCGAGTGCCGAGCAAAGTTTAGATGCGATTAAAGGCGAAATCAGCCAAAGCGTAACGCAAATAAGCGGCCTTGAACTGGATGTAAAAGAGCAAGGTTTAGCAGATATCCTTCAAGCGTATAACCAGTTACAGCAAGACAAGGATTTAGCCGAGCAAGGCTATAGCTTAGCTGTTGCTAATGAAAAGCTAACGGCTGTTACGAATGACGTTGGCTCATTAGCGACGCAGCAATTAGAGTTAGCCGGTGCTTTTGCTCAAAACCAAGCCTATTTAACAAGCTTAAATCAAGCCTTTGCCAATGAACGTTCAGCACGAAGCAGCACCGAACGTGAATTAAGAGCTGAAATTACCCGAGAAGGCGAACGCTCAGTTGCCCAAGCAAACGAACGGCTTGAGGCGACTGTGGGCTATTGTATCGATGCAGATGGAAACCGCGTTGATGAAGTTGATGCCCTAGCCTGTATTGCCGCTGGCCATAAATGGGTAGCAGGTCCATTAGTTGAGCTAATTAACAACTACACAGCAGTATTTGTTGGTGCGCAAGGCTTCCAAACCGCGTCTAACGTACAGCAATTCATTAGTACGTTTGACGGTGAGCATGGCATTACCGCAACAATCCAGCAAATTAACGATGACGGTGTTATTGAAGCTGCTAAAGAAGCCCAGCAATGGATCAACGCAGCGGATGGAACAATTACTAATTTAATTACTCAGTTCGTAAATAGACCGAACGGTATAAATGATTCAATCGCGTTGGCTGAAGAACAAATTCGCGCTAATGCGGATGACCTATCGACTGAAGTAACAGCACGTGAGCAATTAAGTGCGCGTATGGGCGAAGCTGAAGCTGACTTAATATCGTTAGATGAAGCCATTATCACTGAACAGCAAGCCCGTGCCAGTATGGGATCGCAACTTCGCATCGAGTTTCAAAACCAAGATTTAGCGATGCTTGCTACGGCCAATGAGTTTACCCGTGCGGTAACAGGCTATTGTGTTGATGCACAGGGCAACCGAGTTGATGAAGACGATGCTGTTGCGTGTGAGGCGGCTGGCCATACGTGGGTTGATGGTCCAGCCGTGCAACGAGCCGTTGAAATTAGTGCTGCGTGGGTTACTCTGCAAGGTTTCCAAACTCAAAGTAACGTACAGCAATCACTTAATACGTTTGATGCTACGTATAAAGTCAGCGCGACCCTGCAGCAGTTTGCTGATAATGACACACTTCAAAAAGCCAACAATGCCCAACAGTTTATTAATGGTGCAGAGGCTTACATTGCGCAGCGCATTACGGCGTATAACGCACAAGAAGACGGTGTAGACGCCAAGTTTTCAGACGTACAAGAGCGCTTAGATGCCGCTGAAGGCACAATATCAACGAGTATTGTACAGATCCAAGGTTTGAGCCTGGCGCAACAAGCAACCGACTTAAACGCGGTGATAGCTGCGTATAATGCCTTAATTCGTGATAACGAACTTGCAGAGCTCGACGTTAAAGCGGCCTTTGCAAACGAAAAACTACAAGCCCAAACAACAGAAGTTGAAAGCCTGGCACAGCAGCAGCTTGAGCTTGCAGCACTATTCAATGACAGCCAAGCAATTATTACGAGCTTAAATCAAGCGGTATCTAACCAATATCAATCGAGTGTAATACGCGACCAACGTTATCAAGCAACGTTTGATAGTGTTAGCGCACGTTTTAGTGATGTTACAACGGCCATAGCGACGATTGATGAAGCTAACACAGTTCGTGATGAAGAGTTTGAATCGTTTGTTGCTGACACAATCGCGCAATTTGATGAAGTTACGGAAACCTTTGCCAGTCAAAACCAAGCTTTTAGTACCCTGCAGCAAACACTTACAGCAAAAATCGACGACGATACCGAAGCAGCAAAAAACGAAGCCGTATCAACAGCCCAGCAATACACCCGAACTGCCGTTGGGTATTGTGTGAATGCTGAAGGTCAAATCACAAGTGAAACAGATGCCGTGAAATGTGTCACGGATGGTGGAAATTGGATTTCAGGCCCACTTGCTGAGTACATCGAAAACTTACAAATTAGGGATGGTGATAACAGTGCCAGCATTAAACAGCTACGACAATTGTTTACGACGGTAGACGGTAAACTGGTTGCGCGGGGTGGTTGGACGCTTGATAACAACGGTCGCGTGGTAGGGATTGCGGGTTATAACGATGGCGAAGTAGGCAACCTAGATTTAGTGGGTGATGTGATCCGTCAAGGTGTGATGATAGGTGAGACCTTTGTACCAACCTCCTACGTTGATAATTCAGACCCCGCTAATCCTGTGCATACATTCAAAGGCCGTTTAGTACTGGGTGACGGCCACACTGTTAGCAACCTTGACGATATCAAAGCGCAAAACGGCAAAGATGGTATTACCCCTACATTATCAACCAATCCTGATGGTTCTTACACAATTAACAATGGCACGGACAGCATTACCATTCGTGATGGTGAAAATGCTCCCATACCGACTGTCACTAATAACGGGGATGGTACCTACACAGTGACAGATGGTGAAGGTAATAGTGTCATTGTTAAAGATGGTCAAGACGGTTACACCCCCATTAAGGGCACGGATTACTTTGACGGTAATGATGGCAGCTTTGTTAGTTACATATTTAGAGCTTCAGTATCTAAACCTACCCTACCATCGGGAGGTTCATTTGACGGTACAACAGAATCATTCCCAAGCGGTTGGAGTGATACCCCAATCTATGTAAGCGGTCAGATCACATGGGTGTCTAAAACCCGTTATCGAATCGTAAACAATACGTGGACTAAGACGGGATGGTCTTCACCGGTTGAATACATCATTAAAGGCGATAAAGGTAATCCTGGAGACAGTATTAAAGGTGATAAAGGGGACCGAGGAGCGGGTAGATACATTATTGGTAACACAGAAGGTATTTGGTACAACTCAATTGCTAATAGCGCTGTTCCTGACGGCATCCCTGTCATTAATGACATTGTTACAATTTACAAGTTATCCAACCCTGCAGTTGAAGATACACGCCGATACAACGGCAGTACTTGGGTAAGTTATGCCCTGCACGTGCATGGTGATACACTCATTGATGGCACAGTTGATGGGCGTGTTTTCAGAGCAAACACCCGCATTGAATCACCACGCATTGATTTAGTAGGCACTAACTTCATGAAAATAGAGTTAGCAAGTGGCTTTGGACCTGAAAACTTGTGGTACTGGTATGGCCCTAAGTTTATGAAGGACGGCTTGCCAGATTTAAGTATGTGTACCCGCGCAAACGCGACAGAGTGGAAGGATACTAACGGCCACCTTTTTACAAAAGGAACATTTATAGCAGGTTCGTTAGAAAGTAGCGTTACGACTTCGCATTTAGTTAATAACCCAAGCCGCGAGCTTGAGATTACATCAAATGGCAACACAATAAGTTTCGCGGTAAGTTACAGCCATCGCAGAACACATTACGGACCAACTAATGGCGACCCTACGTCTGTCAACTGTCCATCAACACAACAATTTCAGCCAACAAGTGGAACGCTCTATTTAGAACGTTGGAACGGCAGTGGTTGGACGGTAATTCAATCTCAATCATTTTCAGGTAGTTACAGCTGTACGGATGGCTACTTTGAAGCTGAACAAGGCACTCCAAACGTGCCCTACATTGCATCATCATCTTCAAATAAATCATTTACAACGACACACCGACCAGGCTCTGGCTATCAAAAATACCGAGTTAGAGCGCAAGTTAATAATTTTTATGCTGTTTCGGGCGTAGGACAATACCTGTCACTCGCTGCGAGCGAATAATTTAGAGGACTAAATAATGCCAGCTTTTACAGCGTCACAAGCAAAAGTAGATAACGGCTCTAAAGTCGTACAAATCAACAGCGGGGAGAGTGTTTCTAATGTCCGAGGGGGTGACTTTTTAGTTATTGCCAACGCCATTGTTGAAATTAACCGCGCGTATATGGGGGCGGATAATAAAGGCTATTTTGAGCTAGTTAAAACTTGGCCAAACAGTAATCAGTTAAACCAACCATGTATAGTTATACCTACAACAGCCGAATTTAAAACCGTTATTGCGGCATTAAATGAAGCCAACACGCTTGTAAATAACAATTATAAAGCGATGCAAGATTGGCAAACTAAAATGGGGAACGTAACGTTTACCAACAAAGACGGTACAACGACAACAGTTAAAACCCTCAAGCAGATTGAAGCCGATAACGCCGCACAAATGGATGCCTACCATCCTTACCCTTGGGCCATGCGTAAAGTTGAATTTGAAGCTATTCGTGCAGCTAACAATGAAAAGTTTGCAGCCAGTGGTTTTGTTCACAAGGGTAAAAAACTTGATAGTTCTAATTATATTGAGGTTAATGAAGGTTTCTATACAGGGAATATCTCTACAGGAGATTTTTTAGACAATCTACATTTGGGGGTAACAGCGGGTAGCGCCGTGGCCATTGGCAATTCAAAAACAAATTATGCGACAGTTAATATTGCGGGTGTTGTAACTAAAATCGAACACTTAAGTATTATACATCCAAATATAGCCTCTAATATTAAGCTTCCTCCCACAGAGGATGGCACTCGAACATATGATAGTGCTACAGGTGTTTCTGTCAAACACGCATCCGCTTCTATAGCGTTTGCAAGCGAGACGGATACAAATAAAGTTGTTACAGAGCGTGTAGACCTGTGGGGGTTTGAAGCATTTTTGCGTGAAATAAATGATGCTGATCCGTTTGTTTATAATAACGGATTAATTCAATCTCAAGCAGCAAGCATAAATGGCGTTAATACAGTTAATGACAATGTTCGTCCGGCTTCATACTTTGCGTGGTATGAAGGTGATATCGCAAGCCGTGGCAAAGGTGTAAATTGGCAAACAGCAAATGAAGCGCAGCGCATTGGGATAGCGAGCGACCCTAACAACAATATTTTCTTTGATGATGAAACGGGTAAGTTTTACCAATGGTGTATTCGGGGGCGAAGTTTTGCTGGGGTTGGTAATGGTGATTGGGGGGATATCAACGCGGCAACAAATCTACTCTCTTTAAGATATGATCTTTACAATAGAGTGGCAGTTCAAGGCAAAGCAGACATTCCTCACACAGGAAATCCTTTTGTAGATAATACAGGACATCACTATTATGGTGAGCAAGCCTCAGCAACATTAACTAAAAATCAGATAGGTCTTTTCCGTCCATTTAGTAACACAATGGCAGCATATGGTGGTGTAGATGGAGAATGTTTCTTTTTTGTAGGGGGAACACAAAGCCGGCTTAATCAAGGAGCATATCACCCAAGTATTAATTCTTTGGGAGCAAATAGATTTGTTCGTGTAGGCTCTGAGGCATCAGGTGGTGATACCTGGGATGTTACCACTAAACAATATAGCACTTTGGCTGACTGCATGATTTTGGAGCAAGATGGTGGAGCAAGAGCCAATAAAGACTTTGGGAGAATGCTTTATCAAGCATCAGGAAGACCTGATGGTCGTTATTATGACGCCAACTATGAAGGCGGACAAGGTGGGGTTTGCCGTGATATGTGTTTTTCAGCTTGGGGCCTAAAGCCTGAAGATTTTTCAACTCAAGATAAGGCTATAAAATCAGGAACGTATCGAGGTCGTGAGAAACTCCGTATATTTGCTCCCGCTATTACACTTGGAAACTCTTATTATTATAACTCAGCAAACCCAACACTAGCTATTTATGGGACCAATCTTGGAAGTGAGCGAAATTTATGTATTGGAGATTTTATCTGGGTTAAGCCCGATGGAACATCAAAGTTTTATGGCGCTAAAATAATAGAATTATCTACTACGTATATTAAGGCAAATTTATTAGAGGGTTTTACTCACCCTATTTCTGATGGTGCTCCGCAAAATGTTCAAGTACCGACAGAGTACTGGATACCTCAATATTTAAACTCTTCGGTATCAGGTACGTTTACTCACATAGATGTAATTGGTGATCCTTCTAATATTTCACTCTGCGATGACTTGAAGGAGGGATGGCTTGGCGCTTGGATTCCAATTGTTCCAGATGGTACTTCCAAAGAAGCAAGAGGAACAAGACCTTGCCTAACTCACATCAATACCATTAGCACTTTGAATTTAGGTCAAAACTGGGGTGGGTCGTCATTAACTTTTCAGAATGCTAAAAATAGTTTTACGGGTAGCTTTTCAAGCTCGGCAATATATTTAATTACATATACATGCGCAAGTAAAACAACAGAAAGTGCAAAGAATACCTTTGTTCATAATGAAAAATCGGGTCTTGGTTATATATTTGCTAGCTCTAGAGCTAGGGATGAAACAGGGAGAACTTTAGGATATTCATTGACAGGTAAAATACTCACAAGTGAAAACGCTTCAGGGAATGGTAAAGACCAAGAACTGATATCTCTGAGTAAAGTTCAATTTGGTGATGGGTTTGAAATGCTAATTGGTTTAGGTTCGCTTCTTACAGAGCATCCGCCTTTAGGAATTATTGCACCACTTAATAACAGCCCAGGTTTTAAAGCGCTTAACTATAACGTCGTTGAAAACCAGCAAGCTTTTATTAACTACGCATACACAGAACTCAAACATAACGGCACGGACTGGGGAGATGATGGAAAAGTCCATATCGCAGATAACCAAACCACAATGCTCGACGAAAATGGTAACACGGTTTTAGTTGGTACAGCTCGTTGTGTAGAACCTTTAGGATGGATTAAAAATGACAAATAAATTAGACGCTATTTTAGATTTTATCGTTCTCGATGATGAGAAAAATCCCGCTCTTAACGAGCAAGGTTTGCCAACGTTGCTACAAGGGCCTGTAGGCGCGAAAAATATTTCAGAACTGATAGCAAAAGGTAAAACGGATAACCTTCATAAGTTTGCTGAGATTCAAAGTAAAACTGAGCAATGGCAATGGGCTAGCGCCTATTTCAATTACTTAGTCGAACTAAACGAAGTTAAACAATACAACGCAAGCTTACCTGAGCCGGTTGCAAATGAAGATGGCAGCATAACGGAAGCCGAGCCTAAGCCTTTACCTTCGGCACCAGAGCGGCCCGCGATAAGAACGGTCGATGAAGTACTTGAACCGTACAAAGTCACTATTTTTAAACTTGAGCGCCAAAGCCAAATTAACAATGCCATTGTTGAAATATCAACGGGCAAAAAGTTTGATGCAGACGAGCTAAGTATTACGCGACTAGCTAATGCACTTATCAAACATTGGCAGTTAGATGATTCAGATATTATTCCTTGGTCAACTGCTGATGTTGGAACTGGAATAATGATTGATTGTACGAAAGCCGAAATTATAGAAGCACATCAACTAGCGACTGATAACTTTGCTCAAACATGGGCTTTAAACAGCTAAGCCCTTCTTTAAGTTTAAAGGTAGTTTAAACCAGTTTTAAACTGCCTTTAAATCACTAACCTTACCCTGAATTAATTAAAACCAGACTTATTTAACATAATTAAGCAATTCTAAAATCTTACGTCTTTTTTTCTAAAAACAATCGGCGGCTTACACCAGTGTGTTTCCCAGCAGTCAGTTAATCCAAACATTTTATTTTTTGCATGCATGTCTGCTCTACAATCTAACCAATTTTGTGATTGAAGTTTTTCTGATCTTAGTGCCCTTGATACATTGTTTGGGAATTTCTGATTTGTATCACTAACCAGATAGTCATTTATTAATTTTGTTAGTTCTGCACCAGAGCTATATTCTATACCCTCAATTAGCCGAAGCCTTAAAGCACAGAATATTAGAGGGATATATTCTGTCCCTAAATAATTACAATCATCAAACTCGTACGCCAAAGATTGTACAAAATCCCGATGATCAATTTCATTCACTCTTGTTGCTACTAGTTCAAAATTCTCACTTTCGTCATCTTCAAATCTCAAGCATTGCTGTCCACTAACCTCTGTAACAATATTTGAAACAGGATCATTATGTTCATTTTTTTGTGAGTAAGTAATATTTGGCTCATTCATACTCATGAATAATTCTTGAACCTTTCGCTCAGTAAGCTGCAACTCAGTATGAGAAAGAAAACCTTCTGTTAGGGTTTGTTCTTTTATTAGCTCTTTTCTGAGATACTCTCCAGTCTTTTTAGGAAGGCTTGAATTTACAATAATTTCCAACCCTTCTTTAAATATTAGAGATTTTTTTTGGTCTGTCATACAGCTT